AGGACGTTTGCATAGATCGGGTCGTCAACGATCTGAGCATGAGCGAAGGCAGATTTTAGATGATCGACCATCAGCGCCGCGCTCCCGCCAGTTATCAGGATCCGGGCCAGTCCTGCGCCGCCGTTCCATAGCTGCGTGGCCTGGGCGATAACCTGCCGGGCCATCGGAGCGACAACGAGATTGATCTCGGTTGAAAGATCGACCCGCTCGCCGAAATACGTTACCTCGCCGTCGAGGATCGCGTCAATCACTTCGTGATCTCGAAGGTCTAGATCGGGGCAACGATCGGCGAGGATTTCCCGGATCGCTCGAACGATATCCCACCCGCCGACATTGACGCTTGCCGTCTCACGAACACGCTCGGTCATTCGATAAACACTCAGAAGATTTGTCGTCTTCCCACCACAGTCGATCACTCCGACACGACCATTCGCGAGCTCGCCGTCCTCGATATCGCCCGCATCATCGAGCGCTTCGCTAAGGAGAGCGCCGAAGGGCTGAGGGATTACCCGGCACTCCCGAACGGTCCACGAGACATCGCCCTGACCGTGAATCTTTGCGAAGTGCGTTCCGATAAAGAAGTTTTGAAGATTCTCCTTGTCGTTATAGAACGCAACCGGAAGGCCAGAGACGATCGTTAGAGGCCGCTCGCCATCCGGCGATACGGTCGCGAGTGACGCTAAGAAGAGGAGCCGGTACTCGTCACTCTCGATCCAGCGGCGATCTTCCCGGCGCTGAACCATACGGGATTGCTCGACGGCGCTTTGCCCAACGAGCCAATCCCGCTCTCGCTCATCGGTGATAATCATCCCTTCGGAACTTCCGTACACCGAGAAGCGCGCTTGCTCGGCCGTTCCGACGATCGAGGGCAGGCTCGTTTTGACGCCGCCATCGGCGATAATTTTCACCGCGCTGTATCCGATATCGATGCCTGTTTTCATGTTGTTTTCTCCCTGTTAGTTTTTCGCATGAGCGACTTCGGCCGGGCTTACACCGAGCTCCTGCGAGATTTCGAGTATCGTCTTTCCTTGCATCGTGAGTTCTGCTACACGGTCGGCGAGCGTTCCGGCGAACTCAGCCGCCTCGATCGCCTCGGATTCGTGCCGATCTTCGATGTCCTGAAGGGCGGCGCGCAGAACGTCCTTTTGATCTTCGGTTAGGATACCGTCGAGGACCGATAGCTCGAAGGCGTTCGGTGTTTCCTCCTCGGTCGGCTCCCGGTTCTGAATAGGGCTTTCGAAATACTCGGCGATCTTCTCCCATGTGCAGGGCTTTATTCGCCGGGGCAAAATGCTGATCGGCTTGAGAGCCCCATCGACAACCGATACGCGCATCGGCCGTTTTAGCACCAAGCCGATCGGCTCCGGGCCGTCCGGATTATGCCGGAGCCATATCCGCATCGAAGATTTCTCTCGAACCGGGCGCTGGCCGCGTGCGTCCTTGAGCCCGGTAGCGGTATTGCCGATATACTTCTCCTTCAGGTGCGTTATCAGAAAGACGGTCGGAGCGATCGAGAGAAGGCGATCGAGCACCCCCTCATAGAAGCGATAGGTCGCAGGCCAAGTTAGCTGTTGCATCTTGTTGATTTGGCCCCAGGTCAGGTCGCTGATATCGCTCATTTGCTCCATCGACTTAGCTCGAATACCGCCTTCGAGATGGGACCAGTTATCAAAGATCAGGATGCTATACTTACCGGTCTCGATCTTATCGATGATCCCCATAACGTAGTTGTAGAAGTCAACCGGCTTGCGCTTATTTCCTTCGAGCATTTCGAACTCGCGCGTGAGATTGTGATACACACCGAGCGGAGCGCCTGAATCCCGAAGTTGATCGGCGATCGATTGAGTTTTTAGATCGGCGTCAAGGAAGACGATCTTCTCCGGAGGCGTTCCCGACGATAGCGCGAAGGTAGTTTTCCCTGAGTCGGGCTCCCCGGTAACATGGATCAATCCTTTGATAAGAGGTTCGGTCATCGCGTTTCCCTTTCTCTCTAGTTCATACTTCTCAATCATAGCACAAAATGGACATTCGTCAATCGTGTGCGGTAACTGATAATTCACTCAAGAACCCGATCTTAATCGCGTAGATATCTTCGAGTTGCATGAACTCTCGAAGATTGTTGATAATACCGTCTCCGATCCCCGGAACTTTCTTGCCGAGCCAGGGTGTCGTTAGCCAGATCAGGGCCGTTACCAGATTATCGGTTCCCACCTCCGCTTTCATAGTTTCCTGAAGAGCATTCGCTCTCTTCGGACCAATGCCGGGAAGTGCGGCGACGACGACCCGCCAGTCATTTACTGGCCGGAGCGTCTGAAGGACTTCGAGATCGACCTCGGTTACATCGGGCGTGGGACGATAGACGTCTTTTATGGGACGCTCGACATACTCGTTGACGTGCTTCTCTCGGAGTTTTATCCAGTCGGCAAGAAGGCGATGGTCGTGAAGTTGTTCGACGACGCCGCCTCGGTCATGCCATTTCGAGAAGGCTCCCTGTACTCCCCAGTAGCTTGTATTCCGGATCGCAAGCGAGCCGTCGATGATCGCCTCGGCCTTCGGACCAACGTCGAACCGGCCGATGAAGAGAAGGACGCATTGAGCCTGTCGAGCGCCAGTAGCCCGCATACGGGCCAGAGAGCTATTGAGACGATCGCCAAGGGAGTGAAGAAGGTCGTCGCCGCTCTTACGTTGAATGAGAAGCGCTCCGGCCACGATGTGCTTTCGAAGGAGCTCTTCGGTTAGAGCGGGGATGATCAGGGGCGAGATCATGATGTCAGCGCCGGTCGCCTCTTCGAGAAAAGGACACTCAACCGCGCCTTCGATTGTTGGGAGCCTTGAGCTCTCGCGCGCCTCGGTCGGATCGATGATAATCATATTTATGTCTCCCTGTAATTTCAGTTCTTACACCCGCGAGTGCCTCGTATAAGGGGGTGCGTTGTTTTGCTTGTTCCGATCATTTCGCTTCTATTCATGTCTAGATCGCTTTGCATCACTGGGTTTCTTGATGGGACTGGCTCGCTTACCCATGATGGGTTTCTTCACACTTCCGGCTCGCTTATACAAGCTGGTTTACTTGGATTCTTTGGCTCGCTTTCTCAGGATGGGTTTCTTCACCCCTCCGGGCTATTTCCAGCCGAACTCCTTCCGATCATAAAAGCCATCATGCCCCAGGTGATTATTCGCATACGGTACTGTTACAGGTAACTCCTCGAACTCTCGCCATGCCGACCATAAATGACTGAGCCATAATTTTATGGTCCTTAGAAGAGCACCACCATGGCTGACATCACGACCGCGGTAAGTATCATAGATTTTGCGATACTCGCTATCGGTTCGGGTGCAAACCGAGATACTCAGGGCGGCATAGATAGGCGCACGCTCAGAACCTAGACCCGGATTTCTGCCCTTTTGACCGGCGGCGTTAGCGGGATCAAAACCGAAGAAGCGCCACAGAGAAGAGACGTTTTCAGCTTTTCCGATATCAACTCGTGACAACAGGTGCGCGGCTAAAATCTCGGCACATCCGGGTGCGTCTTTCAGGAAGGCAATCCATTCCGGAGTTTCTCTTACTAGATGCTTTACTCTTTTTTGAGACATTTTTTCTTGATCTTTGAAGTAGTCCTTTAGATCAATGATCTCTTGAAGAGTGAAGCCATCGATGTAAGGCGATCTGGTCGTCCCGGCGATATCACCGGTAAAAGCTCGAATTTTACGGTCCATCGATCCGTGCATAGTTTGCCACATCTTGTAAGTTCGATAGGCCGAGGCAAGCTCTGGATATTTCGATCTCGGTTTATTCCCTTCTTTCTTCCAGTCGCACGGAAGGCAGATAAGACGGCAGTTATCGATGACGTATTGCCCGCCGTCTTTTCCTGGAATAATCCTATCAATCTGGGTCGTATAGCGATCGACGAGTTCGCAATCGCAGGATGCGCACAGGCCGTTCTGTCGCTCGAAAAGTTCCTGATAAAGCCGTTGTTTGGTGCTCATTTTTTAATCCCTCGCTTCCAAGTATCGGGTTTCTTCAATTCTCTGGCTCGCTCGTGCTCTATGGGTTGCTTCGGACTTCCGGCTTACTTGCCGAGTATATGTTGGGCTACAGGATGACGATCTTTCGCCGAACAAGACGGTGACGGAAGGTTGGTTCGTTCTCGTCGTAGCGACGAAGGTTGTCTTCTGATATGGCCTTGTCGGTGTCTTCGTACACGTCCTCCCATTCGATGCCTTCTTCGCCGACATAGAGGCCCTGCACGACCCAGACGATCTCGTGTTTTTGATCCATTGGTTTCTCCTTTAGGGGTGGGGAGGGGGATAAACCCCCTCCCGCGTACCGATACAAATTCTACCTATGAGCTAGCTTGAGACACAAAACGGGGCTCGACTCCATAGGCTTTCGCGACGTCCGGGATGGTTTTCCCGGCCGCCAATTCCTTGGCGATCTCCGGCTTGACACTATTCCAGCCATCTACGGTCCATCCGGCCGGAATGCTTGGATCGCTTGACGGCGTAGAAGAAGCCGTCGAAGAAGCGAAGGCTCCTGCTGCCTGCTGCGCGGCTTCTTCGCTGTCATAAACCTCGGCTAAGAAGCCGAGCATTGCAACGCGATCGTTTCCGTCCTGGTCCTTCTCCATCCGGCCGCTCGGATCGGGAGCGAATGAGATTCGTCCCCAATACTCCCCCACGTTCTCAACGCCGATCTCGGCGAGAGCGGGCTTGACAACATGTTTGTAGCCGTCGGTCCAGAGCGGATGCGTGAAGAAGCGATCGCCCATCCAGTTCACTTCCCGGCCGAGCACCTGATCGCGATAAACCCGGAACTGCACGGCAACGCTGTGCCGGAAGCCGCCGCCGGAGTTCGAGATCAGTTCCTTGGCCTGGGCGAGCGCCGCCTCTTTCGATTCGGGATTGCCGGGCTGAAATGAGAAGAAGCTCTCCTCATTCCCGACACCGGCGACGAAGCACTTCTCGCCGATCTCGAAATTGATCCGGCCGATAATACCGCCGCCGGAAGACGCTTCCTGTTCTAGCTGGTCGAGTTGATCTAAGAACGACATAGAATTCTCCTTGTATTTTGCGTCGAGCATTACGGTTTTAGTCGATAATACGATACCTGAAGTTCACCCCATGTGCCTCCTTTCTCGTGTCTCATGTCCATTTTAGCACAAAGGGCCATTTCATGTCAAGAAGAATGGACATTTAATCTTCTTCTTCCAATCTTCTATTCGAAGGCAGGAAGAAGAAGATGGGGCGATATTCTTCTTCCAATGTTGTTCGAGCCAATCTTGGAATGTCCATAATGAGAGGGGTTTTAGCTTTGTATTGCGTATAGACAAGAAGAAGAAGAAGAAGAAGAAAGAAATTAAACCAAGAGCATATATACTTATATTGTCTTACCGGGGATCAGGGCATATTCGATCGAGGCAACTCCGACGTCAAAGTATTCATCTTGGTAGCGGCTTTTGATCTCGTTTACGTATTGATCTTTTATATCGAACCACTCCCCGGTAGCTTGATATTCCCGGTAGGTGAAGTGCAAGTTCCGCTCTGTCTTCCGAGGTCGTCTAGTTATCACTAGGCCAATATAGTCTAGCGGAAATGGATTTCCGACTTGAAGTGCTTGCAATCGATACACGAGATTGGTCTGTCGTGTTATTCCAATCTTTACAAAATTGAACCAATAAGAACTAATGAAATATACAAAATGAGTGTTCTCTCCGTTCTGAACTTTGCGAGAGAATCGCCTAGCTTCCTTTAGCCTATAATCGAAGTCGAGGTTACGAGACTGTGCGTCTAGTCTAATTTCTGACATTGCCTCAATGGATGTTTTATTCTTCCCCATAGCGCCTCCTCAAAATACAGTAGGGCTCCGCTGGCCGACAGTCGTTGTCGAGGCGCCTGTTTGCGAAGCCCTACCGTAGATTGATAATAGCTTATTTATTTACGACTATCAACCTCGGCATCTCGACGACCTCACCTTAGCATAGTTTTCCGGCCCGTCAAATGGGGCTTAATGCGTATAGCCTATATTAAGGTAAAATCTTCTTCTTCTTCTTCTTCTTGTCTATACGAAATCTAGCTTTATTTCGTACCTCTTTATGTCCATTCCAAGATTCGAAGACGCAAAAAGGGAGGGTTCTTGAGAACCCTCCCTTTGCTCCGATTATCTCTTGAATTATCGATGCCAGACGATAAAGCTACCGATCATGTGCGGGAAGTGAACAGGGCGGCTATCCTGATCGCCATCGATTAGAAATCGGGCCCATTGAAGCTGGAAGTATTCCCCGACTTGCGGTTGAATATTTGAGAGGTGCAGTGCTGCCTTTCCGACAGGGCGATCGGCATACTTCATGATTGCACGGATATCTTCGGGGGATTTCATCGCGTCCTCCGATCGCCGTCGAAGTCCTGCTCGTTCGGAACGATCGATCGCCGGAGCTCGCCGCTTCTAACCCGGCCGAGCTTCGCATCCCGAACCAGCCCTAACCGGGCGTTCTCGACGAAGCAATCATAGGCCAGAAGGTTGCTCCCATATGCTTCGAGCTCGCCTTCCGTAACTCTCCCGTCAGGTTTCGGAGGCATAGCCAATATCCTTCCCTTTCCAGTTTATCCACGTCTCGGTGATCCGGCGAGCGAGATCATAGGGCCCATCGAGCGGATAAGACCGCAAAACCCAGGGCTCCTCGCCGATCGAGATTGTCAGCTTGCCGTGGTCTATTCCGATATCCCATCGAGGGGCCTTCTCCAAGAGTTGCAAGGCGGCGTGGAGGTCGTTCTCGTATGCCGGGCAAGGCTTTGCATAGACCGTTACCTCTTCGCCGTCCGGCCTTTTTAGGGTCATCCAGCATGCGCCGACGAGCCTCGCCGTCGTGCCATGCTCCCCGTCCCTCTTCGCTTCCTGATCGATAATGTAAGGGTACGGGTCGAGCCCGTTATCTTTCAGGAGCACGACTTCGAACTCTGGATACATCAGTTCGGTTGCGAACATCCGGTTTCCGTAGCGCTCCGATGATTTTTGCCATTCTAGATCCGTCATAGCCTTGACTCCCTCTTATACTAGGCTTCCTAAGGTATCAATCGTTATCTTCCCAGCTATTCTTCCGTACAATGACCGATGTCTTGGTTTGATATACATAATAGGACTTCTTGAAGCCCGGATACGCATAGATCACACCGTGATTAAATCCTTGTTTTTTAGGGTTCCACCCGTAGTCGTGTATAAAAGTCTGAGCAAGATGTATCCCTCTCTCAAGGTTGATTTCTGGGTATATCACGATCTTCTTTTTAGTTTTATCCGGTAGCATTCCCATTACGCTTTCCTCCTATTCAGACGTTCGAGACGACGTTCGAAAAGAGGTTTCCGATCGACGGGCCCAGGAGCGACAGGATCACCAGCACGATGATCGCCACCAGGACGATGAGAATGGCATACTCAAGCATGCTCTGGCCGCGTCCCAGGCGTCTGTTAAGGGCGTCACTCACAAGGCGGGCGTCTTTATACCCATATGCCCTCAAATCGCTCTCAAGCTCTGCTGTGCTTCTCTGCCGGATCGGGTCAAAGTTTCTTATCTCAGCGTATTTCTCCCGGAAGGCAAGCGGTACGTCGGTCGGCATATTCTCTTCGAGCCATTCGGAGCGCTGGCTCCAGTGTTCCTCGCTTCTCCTCACTCGGATAGCGAGTCGTAGCCAGCGCACGAAGGGTGCGACGAAGTAGATGATTGCTAAGGTAGCGAATGGAACAGCGATCAGGGCAAGTGTTACTTTGACTTCGGTATTCATCATCTTCTCCTGTTTACTCGAACGAATTTCGGATAACGACCTCGACGACCCACGGATCGCCGGGGACAAACATAGGGTGATAGGTTACTGTGACGACACTTGTTGCTAGTGCTCCGGAGGGTGGTACCCAGTACGGGTCATCGGGGCAGGGCGTGGTGCTGCGCTGCCATGATGCCGGGCCGATCGGATCGGTTACATTCCCGGCGATCTCGATATTACCGGCGCAGGTCGTGCCGTCTCCGGCATAGAAGATGCTCGCCGCTCTCGAAGCATTGAAACTGGATATCCCGGCGAGCCCTACATTCAGTGCGAAGAGCGTTGCATCGAAGATAAGTAACAGGCTTAGGAAGCCCATTACCACGAAGAGGGCAAACTCGACGAGCGACTGACCTTTTTCCCATTTCCCGTGCAGGTTGTTTTGATAAGTCCGATAAAGACGCATCGCCTCAGTCCGGTCGAGGTTAGCGAAGGTCCCTATCAGCCAGCCTGCGGCCTGGAACTGATTGTAAAGGCGATCATCGTTCTCCTCGATATACCGCATGACATCTTTGGTCGTGTAGTTTGTGATTCGGTTATCCATTTCTAGCTCCCGTATTTCCATGGTATTTCCCTCGGATCGATCTCGATATCGAGATCATCAAGAGAGTTGAACGGCCCACTATGCAGCTTCGCGGTGATTGTGTTGGTATCGATCTCGACAATCTCATACACCGCGAAGCCGACAATCTTTACATTCTCCCAGTTCCCGTAGCCGGGGTCTGGATCATAGACTGTTCCGTCGAAGATAAGAACTGCGACAAGCTGACCCTCGAAGCATCCGGTACTACAGAAGGCCTCGACGAGGAACTTATTACTCGTTCCGCTTACGATCGGAAGATAGCTCCCGGCCGGATGCCGGATATTGCATCCGGTATTCTCGAAGCATGCCTCGGCGAGGTCTTTTACTGACTGTGGCGAGGGAGGCTCGGCATCGAGTGGGTCAAAGACATCAACGGCCGGACAGTTCTCAACCGGAACATCGTCAATGCTTTTGCAGCGCATGTGCAGAAACACGGCTCCCCGGAAGTTCTCACCACTCTCGACGTCGGCGAGGTCCCACTTCGGCGAGCTTCCCAGGATTTCGTACTCTTCCGGCGATCCTCCTCCGAGCGAGTGCTCAACAGCCGACATCCTCACGGCGATCGGCTTAAACGTTCCTTGTGGGATCAGGCAGCGAGCTCGTCCTGAGATCGGCAGACTATCGATCCCGATAATTGTCAGAAAGTATGCGGGTGTCTCGCCGGAGAGCATGACCTTAATCGAACCCTGATAAACCCCATAATCGACTGAGACGGTATCAGGAACGTCGTTGGTCTGTAGTGCTTGTCCTACACTATATCCCACCGCAACGCCCTTCCTGTAGCCTCCTGCGGCGTCACAGGCTGCGATGGATGCGATCTCGTCGAGACGGGTTTTCTGTGCGAAGACGAGCGCCCCATCGATCATAACTCCTACCAAAACTACGAACACGATAAAGGCGAATGCTAGAATAACGATCGCCTGACCTTTCTCTCTTTCGTGCATATCAACCTCCCAAAACCCATACTAGGCGGCCAAATGACCATCCATCGGAATATGTTTCACCGCCGACTTCGACCCGAATATTGTTTCCGATCTCGTCGCCAGCGGCAGCGCGAACACAATGCCACAGGATCAGACCGCCTTCGACCGGCTCACCGCCAATGATCTCGTCAACGCTCATATAGTTCTCTTCAAGAAAAGGGACGTCCCAGGCTGGAAAACGGCCAACTTTGCGAACGACCATGTTGAACGTCACGCCGTCAACAGTCACAAGTGCGGGTTGCCCTGGCAACTGGTCTATTACTTTGTTCACTTCAAAGAGCGAGCGCCGGTTTCCAAGCTCGTCGAGCTCGACGGCCATCTGTAGCGGGGTAGCGGCACTGTTGGGCCCAGAGTGGAGCCATACGCCAGTATTCCTATTGTTATCGGTCCATAGTGCGCCGTTCGGTGTCTCGAAGTCGGTATCGAATGCAGGCGTATAGTGTACGGGATTGAATTCGATAACCACTTCTCCGATCTGTACCTTGACGTTTTGGGCGCTCCATAGATCGAACTTTGGCAGGGGTGTTCGTGTCGGTTCCGGGTCGGTCGTTGCGGTTACGACAACGATGCGCTCGATCACTACCGGCGTTTGTGTGGGGGCCTCGGTTGGTAGGGCGATCGGTTCCGAGGTCCGAGATACGATTAGTGAGCCGGTAGGGACTGGTGCGGGGACCAGTCCAACAATCCCCGCACCAATCAGCGCCAACCCGAAGAGGATCAGCGCAATTCTAGTCATGCTCGACGCCCTCGAAATCCGATCGCTCCCATAGCGACGATCAGAACACCAATGGCGATAAGGGCGATCACCATGATGGGCGCATCACCACCGCCTGTAGATGGGGGCGTGGTGTAGCAGTAGCCCGCGGTGTATTGCGGTTCCTGATCCCTAGAAGCTCGCCACCAGCCGGAGGGAAGCGATGTCCAGTCCGGGTAGTTGAGGCACACTGGACGATTATCATCGGGAGGATTGTCCGGGGTGATCTCCGGTGTTACTTCCGGAGTCACTTCCGGAGTGACCTCAGGGGTAGGCTCGGTGTCGAGGCATTCTCCAGGCTCGTTTACGTCCTCCAGGCGCAAGCGCCATTCGCCATAGATGCCCAGGAGATAAGTTCCGCTAGGACCAACGGCGACTTCGGTTGTATAGGGATCGACCCATTCGAAACGAGCGAGGTTATACACTCCACCGGGCTCACCATCGACAAATACAAGAGCGATCCAGCGAGCGGCATCACAGTTTACCCGGTCCACAACCTTGACGGTGATCTCAGGCTCTACAGCAACCAATTTGAAACTCGCATGGCTCAATTCGTGTCTCTTGGGAAACGGGAACGAATAGTGCCAGTCAGCGGTAACGGTCGGGCCGCTACCGTAATGCACATACGTCGAGTGCTTGTAGCAGTTATCTGTCACGGCAAACCCAGGGGGCGGTGTGTAGGTGTAGGTATAACCGCTAAGGCCATCGACTTTCACCCAGTCGCCACCGTTCGGGCATGTCTCTTGCCCGGTTTGTGCTTCCATCTGCTCCGGTGCTGCAAACGCTCCGAGCGCAACGACCATAAGAAGCACGAGGGCGAGCACGATTGCAAAGCTAAGTTTCTTCACTTCATTTCTCCCTTATTAGATTTCCACGCGGTACGATAGTTAGAGTTCCGTCTTCTAAAAGAACCATCGCGTTTATTGGCCCAGTAGCACCACCTCCCTTCGAAGCGTGTATGATGATCCCGCTTTTTCCATGATGCGGGAAGAAATGCGCGCTCTCCTTCCGATAGTGAAGGCGTACGCGCTGATCGGTCTTCGGATTCCAGATCATTACAATCTCGCGAGCGCCGTCGGGTAGGTCCCGCGGCAATCGCATGAGATAAGCTGGCCGTGACAGCGAGGGCAGCGTTCCATGTCGCACCCCCAATGATGAACTTTGCCGGGCCCGGCTCCGCAGTCGTGACAGTTCTCCGCTCTTCCATTCGGCGTCCGGTTGTAAAGTCTTCCGTCAGCGATCATCGAGAAGGCGCACTCGCCGCCGTCGATCATCTCGCGCCCACAAGGGCATCTAGAGCGTTTCCCACTCATATACTAGGCCTCCTTCCGGAGCCGGGCGAAATAGCGCTCGACAACTTTGCTCGGCTCATAGCGCAGGTCCGGGTGGGCGCGGCGTTCGACCTCGATATCATCGATCGATACATGGCCGCACTGTCGGCCGGTCCGGTCATAAACGACGTAGTATTTCTTCTCAGGGGTTTTGGGCATTTGGTTCCCTTTCTCTCTCGATCATCCTAGTATAAAATGTCCATAATGTCAAGCGGTTCGGATCACGATCACGGACTTTGTTCCGGTATTCTGGACCTCGATCCGGCCTCGGAAGTTAGCGATCTCAAGGCTGTTTTTAGTCCGGCTCTTCAGGAGCTCCCGAAGTTCAAATTCCTGCCGATCGCCGAGCTCGATACTAAGAAAGTCGATCTCCTCAGTTTCGAGCTCGGAGGCGGGGAAGCGGCGAAAAGATATCTTCATCGGGCGCACTCGCACCATCGGGGAACACGAACGAAGGTGTCGCCGACGTCGATCTCGTCATAGACCATCAGGGAGCCGTTACATTCCGAGCATCCCTCTTCGCCGGGGAGTTCATCGGGGAAGAGTTCGAGGACCGTATTCCAATCGACGATCCCCTCAAAGTATCCGCTTTCTTCAACGTGGGTTTTGAAATTATTTGTCATTTCTCTCTCGCTTTCTTTCTCTCATTATACAATCGAAATGTCCATTTTGTCAAGAGGCAAATTAAATGCGCCGAGCGCTCGTCACTTGGCCGGAGATGACGCTAGGGCATCAGGGGGTGTGTGCGAGCGCTCGACTGAGAGAGAAAGGAGGACAAGATGGGGGTGGGGTTCCCCGGCTCTTATCCCGCGATCTAAGATCATACTAGCACCAGAACTCTTTAGCGTCAAGCATTGAAATTTGTTCTAGTTTCGTGTATATTCTAATTCAATCATGGAGATTCAAGCGAATGTCACATAGTAAAAGAACAACGGCTTCAGAAAGTTGGGTCAGTCGCGGCATGTCTCCCTTATCTTTATCAACCGGCTATGGGGCCAGTACAATCCAGAGCAGGCGCGGGCATTCGTAGCCGGGGTCGTCGATGCGATCAACTGGATCGAGGCCAATCAAGACGAGGCCAAGCCGATCATTTCGAAGTACACCGGTATTCCCGTCGAGAGCGTTAGCGATTATCACTTCACGCCCGACGGCCGGGTGCGTATCCAAGACATCAATACGTGGTTAGAATATCTACTAGAGCGCGGCGACGTTCCGGACTGGGTCGACCCGGCCTCGGTCGCTACCGATATCTACAATCCCAACAGCGAGTAGAAAGGTCGCGCATGAGCGACAAGAAGAAAGTATTCCGCAACCAACCATCGACCAAGATCCGGCCATTAAACGACGACCGGGATCCATGGGTGCGACAGCGATATGAGAGCGCAAAGGCGTTCGAGGCTTTTTCGATCTATCGCGATATGGGCGTCTCTCGTTCTTTACATAATGTCGCCCAGGTGTTATCTAAAAGCGATACCATTATGAAGCGCTGGTCGGTTCAATGGCGATGGGTCGAGCGGGCGGCAGAATGGGACGTCGAATGTGATCGGGTTAGCCGGAACGAACAGCTTGAGGCGGTCGCCGAAATGGGGCGGCGTCACGCGACACAGGCGCAACTAGCGATCGGCGCTCTCGGTCAGCTTACCGGCGAGTTCCTCAAGCGCGTGCAGCGCGCGGCTAAGGAGGGTGATAAGAAGTTCCTCGACGGTCTCTCAAACGACGACTTGATGAAGTATCTTATTCAGGGTATGGGGCGTCTCGAAATGCTTACGAAGGTTGAGAGGACAGCGCGCGGGCTCCCCGACGCTTGGTTGATGATCGGAGAGATGACGGATGAGCAACTCCAAGAGTTTACAGCGAGCCTCCTCTCCGAAAGAACAACGGGAGATGTTAGCGATAGCGATTTCGGAGATGAAGAAGAGGGGGCTTCCGACACCCTCGCTAGACTCGCGCTCGGCGGTGGAACGGCTTCTAAAGATATGGAGGCCTAACCCTGGAAGGCAAGCGCAGTTCCTCATCTCGGAGGCATTCGAGGTTCTCTATGGCGGGCAGGCCGGTGGTGGGAAGACGATCGGCCTGCTCGCTAAGGCCTGTATGCAGGCGCACCACCCGGACTATGCGGCGGTCCTATTCCGGAAGACATACAAGCAGATCACCGAGGCCGGTGGGCTTGCCGATCGGAGCCGGGATATCTACGCTGATATGGGGGCGCATTACTTCTCCGGTCAGTACCGCTGGAAGTTCCCGAACGCGGCGCAGGTCGCGATGCGTCACCTTCAAAACCCATCCGATCGCTTCAACTATCGCGGTGCGGAGTACGGCTTTATTGGCTTCGATCAGCTCGAAGATTTCGATCTCGATACTTACCTCTATCTTTTCTCTCGTGCTCGCTCTACGAATCCGAGTATCACGCCTCAGGTATGTGCGACGGCCAATCCCGGCGCACGGTGGGTGCTTTCCCGCTGGCTTCCATGGCTCGGTCTCGACGAAGAGCTCGAAGAGGCGGGGCTCCCACGCGCAGAGCCGGGCGAGGTCCTTTATTTCAAACGCGATCATAACGATAATGACGTCGTATGCGAGCCCGACGACCCGGACGGTCTTTCCCGAACCTTCATTCCGGCCTCGGTATATGACAATCCGGCGCTCCTTGAAAATGATCCTGGCTATCTTGCGCGGCTTATGGCGCTCCCGTATGTCGAGCGGCAGCAGCTTCTATTCGGAGACTGGCACGTTGAGGCTTCGGCCGGGAAGGTATTTCAGCGTGACTGGTGGGCCGGTCAAATCGTCGGTTCTATTCCGGCGCTTACGCTCCGGGTCCGGGCCTTCGATCTCGCCGGTACCGAGAAGAAAACGCTCAAAGACGACCCGGACTACACCGCTAACGTCCTTATGGGGCTTCGACGCCGGAAGCAGGCATCCAAGCCGCTCGATGAGTATTACATCGAAGAGGCCGATCAGGACCGGATCGATGTATCTCGGATCGATAATTACGTCCTCTCTTATCATGAGAGTGATCCGCTCGATATTCCTTATATTTTCGAGCAGGAGCCGGGACAGTCGGGGAAAAAACAAATCTACGATCTCAAACGGCTATGCCGAGGCCGGGTGGTTCGGGGGGTTACATCTCGTCAAGATAAGGTCGCACGAGCGGGGCCTCTATCCTCCGATACCGAGGCCGGACTCGTCTTCTTGTTGCAAGGGCCTTGGAACTCATGGTACATTCGACATATGCAGAACTTTCCTAGTCCCTCGTGGCACGATGATATTGTCGATGCTTCGACGCTAGGACACCACGCGATCGTAACAGGGCTTGCCGGAGGGTGGGCCAGAGGGATGGCAAACTGATGACTGACGCCTCTTCACTTTCAAAACAACCGCGCTTTAGCGAAGACGAAGTTAATTATATCTTTACCTCGGTTTACCGATGGGTAAAGATGGCCGATATCGAAGAGCCGGATTATGGGGTGAGCAGCCGGGCGCGTGACGCGTGGCTTCAGCGGTTCTGGATTCGAGAGCCCCACTTAGCGGGCGTTCTCAATAGCGTCGTAGCGATCGACAAAAACCGGGGATGGACCCTTACCGGTGGGCGCAATCAGGTGCGGCGCTATACCGATATCCTTCACGAGGTCGAGGACTATTCAGGGTGGCGCACTTTCATGAGCATGGAGTCGCTATCGTTCTATACGTCCGATGTCGGCTCGATTACCGAGATCGGCCGGGATGGGCTCGGCGGTCCGATGCGATCGCTCTTTCACGTAGATCCGGCACGCGTGCGCCTCAGCGGCAATCCCTCTACTCCGCTTCTCTACTATCCTCGTCTGGGCTCGCCTCAATTCTGGCAACGGGATGATTTCTTCCGGGTCGTCTCGATGCCTTCGACGAACGAGACGTTCTCCCGGCTAGGTTTCTGCGCTCTCTCGCGCGTTCTTGAACTCGCGAAGCTGATGATCGCTATCTATCAGCACGATCAGGAGAAGCTCTTGGCGCGTGCACCGCGCGGGATCCTTCTTCTTCAGAATATTTCTCAGCATCAATGGAATGCGGCGATGAACGAGCGGGCCGAGAAGCTCGACGGGAACGAGCAGAAATACTACGGTGCGGTGGCGGTCCTTGCATCCGAAGGGATCGAGCAGAACGACGCAAAGCTGATCGCGCTCTCTAGCCTTCCCGATGGCTTCGATCGCAAGACGTTTGTCGATCTTCTTATGTATGGCTATGCGCTATGCTTCGGTTATGACCCGTCGGAGTTCTGGCCCGTGCAGTTCGGCTCCCTTGGCCGGGGGACCGAGAGTCAGGTCCAGCACATGAAGGCGACGGGGAAGGGGGGCCTCGACTTTGCGCTCGGCTATCAGGAGAAGTTACAGGGCCAACTTCCGGAGACGCTTCACTTCGAGTTCGAGCAGCGCGATGCGGAAGGCGAGATGATCGACGCCGACGTTGCGAAGGCAAAGGTGGACGCCGTTCGAACGGCTTATGAGAGCGGGCTTACGCTCGGAGTTCCTCTTATCAGTCGTGAAGAGGCACGCTCGCTCCTGGCCGATATGGGCTTTATCCCTCCGGAGTGGACGGAAGTCGAGGAGGAGGCCGTCGCAACGGATACCGAGGATGCCGATCAAATCGAATCCGAAGTTATCGAAGAGGCTGCCGAGGACCTCGGTGAGGCCGAGAGACGAAGACAGCGCGATCGCCTTTTATCCGACCCGTATATTGTGCGGACGATCGCGACATTCCCGCAAGAGCCGATTGTTCGTTACTGCTGGCCTGAGAACCGGACTGTGATCCTCGCGTCCTCCGGCTCCGATCTCGTTCGGCGTCAGAGTTACCCGGTCGCGAAGGTGCGTCAGGGGGAGATCCTATTCGAGAGCGAAGACGTTGTAATCACCGAGGAGGACGTCGATCATGCGATCGAAGAGGGGGTCGCCAGGACCGGTGAGGTCTTCGGCGAGCTTCTTACCGCCGATCTCTACGAAGAAGAAACGGGAGCATAAGAATGTCACAAGTCAATAATCGCAATGTAATGGACCCGGTAAAGTTCAAAGATGACGGCTATCTACAGGAAGTTAACCGGCGCTTCCTTCACATACTAGGCCTCTCGCTTGGTTTCGCGATCGGAGAGGATGGCGGCACTCAGGTTGTTATCTACGATCAGCGCAACGATATGCAAGGGATGATCTTTCCTGATGGCCTTCTTCAGAAACGGAAGGTCGATTTCATTAACGCCGAGTTTGAGAAGCGATCACGGATCCGGCAGCAGGCCTTCAGTTTCGTTGAGCAACCCGTCGAATGAAAACCTTCATGCTTCGGCGCGATAAGGACGCTACAGGAGTGAGCGGTACTGGGTGGATCGCCGAAGGCGTTGAGTTTACCGATGGGACATGTGTACTCCGATGGCTTACAGAGTACGCCTCTACCGCCCTCTATGAATCAATCGAAGTTCTGATGAAGATTCATGGTCACGGTGGAAGAACTGTTCTTGTTTGGGGAGATGTCCTATGAAGGCAATCGAGCTTGCAGCATCTAAGGGAATGATGAGTGTCGGGGAAGTACAGAAGCTTCAGTCGCTCGCGAAGGAACTCCCGAAGGGGGCGATAGTTGTCAATATCGGCGCGGGTGTCGGCACGAGTGCGCTAGCGATCCTGGAGGCTCGCAGGGACGTTAAACTCACGACCGTCGATAAAAGCTCTTCATCCTTATATGCCGAGCGGCAGGCGCTTTCTGGTATCGCCGGTAAGCGCTACAAGCAGCTTCAGGGCGACAGTATTCGAGCGGGCTCCGGCTGGGAAGGCGGCCCGATCGATCTTCTTTTCGTGGACGGCAACCATTCTTACGATTACGTCCGGAGCGAGCTCGAAGCGTGGGAGCCTCACCTTGCTTCTGGAGCGACGATCGTATTTCACGATTACGGAACCGGTCATCCGGCGTGGGAGGCGGTGAAGCGTGCAGCGGACGAGTGGCGCGCGAAGTTCAATCTCGAACTCTATTTACGGGAGCGCATCATGGCGGCAATCAAATTTCCTGTATGGGGGCGCGATCTCAAAAAGCACCCTCTATCTTATTACGTTGATAGGCTCCAGCGGGGAGAGCGGTTGGGTTTTGCCCGCTACGGTGACGGGGAGTGGCTGGCTATCCTATCCTATCTCGATCGGCGCAACTCGAATGGCTGTATCTTTACACCGAAGCTAAGGGATGCGCTCCGAGAGGTCCTTCATAACAATCGACCCTATGAGCACGCTATCCTTCGGATCGCACGGCGCAAGCTAGCGCGCGAGATCGGCGCTTTTCTCGAACGGGAGAAGATCGAGGTCGAGTGGACGATCGGCGATATGCTCCTCGATGAGAGCCTCGCCGGGAACCTGTGGCCTCTTATCGATCAAATCCGGAGGCGCACGGTCGTATATATTGGGCCTCCGCACCTTCGGGGGATTAACGACACCTTCTTCCGGATCGCCCGCTATGTCGAGGTCCCACCGCGCGATGCGATCGAAGAGCGGGAGCGGATCGTTAGCGAGGCACTCGATGCGATCGAGACGACCGGGGCCGACTTCCTGGGTATCTCCTCCGGTCTGCACGCGAAGGTTTTTATCGACGATATCTGGAGTGCTTCGAACGTCTCGATTATGGATTTCGGCTCGATGTTCGACGGGTATTTCAACGTTAAGAGCCGCTCGTATATTCGGAAGGGACGCCTCGACTGGGACCGGCTCCGGTCTCAGAATACAGACGGGAGAGCACCATGACGATCGACGATTTGCGGGAGAAGATCGCCGAGGATTTGCGGCGAACGAAGATACACGCCATGCATGCCAGGGATGACCGGGCTTACTTCGAAGGCGCTGAGGCTGCCTTAGAATGGGTCCTAGAGCAGATCGGCGCTACAAACACATCGGCGCATGTCTCGGTTTATATCGAGGGCGGTATCGATTATTACACGGTCGAGCATCGCGTATGGGAAGTTCTCAACGATCTTAGCCGGACTTTCCCATGGGCGTCTGAGAGGTAGGTATGATGACAGCTAGAGACTATGGTCTTGGCCGAATTTATGAGCCCGACGAGCGCGATCAAGACTTTACCATTCGCGCCTTTGCCGCCGCACGTCCTCCGGAGGAGCGTCTCCTGCACCGTTACTGGTGGGACGGCGGCGCGTGGTGGGATCAGGGAAACAAGCCGTGGTGCGTTGCCGGGGCGTGGCTTCATTGGATGGAAGACGGCCCGATTACTCACGAGCCGCGCGATCGGCCGGGCTTTATTTATCGGCCCAGGGATATTTACCGGCGAGCACAGGAGATCGATGAGTTTCCTGGCAACAATTATGATGGCACATCGGTTCGAGCGGGAGCGAAGGTGCTCTCGGAGCTCGGTGTTATTAGCGAGTATCGATGGGCATGGACGCTAGAGGATGCGATCGAGGCGCTCCTCTATCATGGCCCGGTCGTCGTCGGCACGAAATGGTACGGTCGCATGTTCGATCCTCGCGATGGTTTTATTAACATCGATGATCTGATCGGTTCGCCGGTCGGCGGGCATGCGTACCTTCTCAACGGTGTGAATGTGCGAACGAAGACGCTCCGGATTAAGAACTCCTGGGGGCATGCGTGGGGAAGGAACGGCCGGGCTACGATTACATGGGAAGCGATGGCAGAGCTTATTCATCAGGATGGGGAGGTGTGCCTTGCGATCGAACGAAGCGCCGATTGACGTCGATTATCGACTGAGTGGATGCCGCGGTCTGATACTAGGCCTTCTTCTTGGTATTCCGATCTTTTTCGGTTGTATTCTACTAGCGCTGCTGCTTTACCCATGATCGAGCGATCGCCGATCTACCTCGCGGGTTTTCCGAAGTCGGGCAACACCTGGGCAACGCGCCTTCTCGCCGATGTCCTGAACTGTGCGGCGGGAGGATGTCGTCCTGAAGACGACGAGCGCGAACCGGCGACGACCGGCCTCGATCGACCGAAGCCTTATGTCGTGCGCAAGGGGCATTTCCTCCCGACAGGCGATCTCGTCTCTCCGGCCGTGTATCGGGAGCATCGCATTTCCCTCCGGGCGCTCGTTGGGAAGACGACGCCGGTTATTCATATCGTTCGTCATCCATGCGATATCGTTGTCTCCGGCGCTCACTACTGGCGCAACTCGATCGACGTCCAGCTTGACGCGGTTATTCGGGGGCATGGGCCGATGAACTTTCATGGCCCATGGACGTCTTTTATCACCGCGTGGCTAGAGGCCGAGGAGCGCTTCGACTTTATCTACCGCATCAGTTACGAGGCGCTCCTTCGTGATCCGGTCTCCGAAGTCAAATCGATGATCGACTTTCTTCAGCAGGGGTTCTTTATCCGGGCGTTCGACCGGATCGACGCCTATTCGCGAGCGGCACAGGCTGTCTCGCGCAACAGCTTTCAATCGATGAAGGCGAACGAAGGCGCGCCTTTCTGGAAGCACTTTTTACGTCGGGGCGTTGTCGGTGACTGGAAGAGCGCCTTTGGGAAGGACAACACAGTTGCGGCCCGGATCGCCTTTGACGCCGTTGCATCCAGGTTAGGATATGAGCTATGAGAGTTATCGACGTTCCGGTGATCGTTCTTACAAGCGATCAGTACCTATGGGCCTTACGGGGCTTCTCGTTACTTTTCAACCGGTACTGGGGCGAGCATCAGCCGGTGCAGGTCTTTGGCTTCCGTGCTCCGGATTTCGAGCTCCCTTCTAACTTCTCGTTTCGCTCGATCGCTCCTATCAACTATCCGAAGCGGCGCTGGTCGGAGGGCTTATTCCGGGCGCTCTCGATACTCGGAAGCCGCTACGCGCTACTGATGCTCGAAGACTATTGGCTACGCGCACCGGTCGATATCGACGTGATCGATGCCTCGTATGTGGCGATCGAGACGCGCTCGGATATCTTGCGGGTTGATCTTAGCGCCGATCGCGTCTCAAAGGCGCACCAGAACTACGCCGCCGGAAGGCGCTCCGATAGCTCTAAGTTCAAGATCATTCGCTCGTCGAACAAGGCCCCATACCTGATGTCTTTTCAGGCGGCAATATGGGACGTCTCCCTTCTCCAACAAGCGCTCCGGCCGGAGGAGTCGCCCTGGGAGGCCGAAGTCAACGGGAGCAAGCGCCTGTACGCGAAGCCCTCCCCACTTATACTAGGCACGGACGCGCATCCGCTCAAATACACGCCGGTCTTACGTCATCACCGGCCGGGGATTAATCTCAAAGGCTTTGATCGAGATGTGGTTATGGCGCTCGAACAGGCGGGCGCACTTGAAGAATGGATACCGGTCTGATGGGGATCGTTCATCGTGGTATTCACCCGAAGATTGCGCTCCGGCTAAAGAGGCGTTATCGGCTCAACCATTTTGTCGAGACGGGAACGTTTCTGGGGCGATCGGCGCATTGGGCCTCGGATCATTTCGATTACGTCTTTACGCTCGAAGCGCATCAGCGATACTTCGATCGGGCCAATGACTTGCTTGAGGGACGGCTCAATGTCGTCTCCTTCTTAGGATCGAGCCCAACCGGGCTCCGAAACATTATTGACATCTATGTTAGTCGTGTGCCGGTCCTGTTCTGGCTCGACGCGCATTGGTCGCGTGATCTCGACTGGAAGGCATCCGAGAGTGAGCTCCCGGTATGCCCGGTGCTCGACGAGATCAGGGCGATTAACGAACTGATGCCGGGGCGACACGCGATCATGATCGACGATGCCCGGCTCTTCGACGTGACGAATGGCTGGCCTTCGATCTCGGAAGTCGGGAAGGTGTTTCGAGAGAGCCCTATTCATACCCGCTCATGGATCGAAGACGATGTTATTGTAGCAGTACGGGGAGGCTGACCGATGGCGTGGGCCTGGGATAGCAATGCGGCAAGATACCGCAACGACGGCACAGGAGCGTTTCTAAGCCGTTTTAGGCTTAGGGCCTATGTGACGAGCTCTATTTCATCTTCCGGCGACGTAACGGGAGCCCTGGCAACGCTGGTAGGCGATGGGGCGCTTTCTCCGACTGAGTGGCACAACTCTATGCGGGAAGAGATCAAGCGCGAGTATATCCGGCAGTACATCTTAGGACGTGGTGGCCGGGATCGAATGACACAGGCAGACTGGGGCTCGGTCGGCGGGATGCTTGCCGATCAGTACCGCTATCTATCCGGGTTCCGAGATGATCTTGAGAACCTCTCCCCGGCGCAGATCGCGGCCCGATCTCGAATGTATATCAATAGCGCACGTGAGGGTTTCGAGCGGGCCCATGAGAGGGTCGCCGGAGCCTGGGGAGCCGACGAGATATCATGGAACCTTACATCCGGAGCAGCACATTGCACCGGCTGTGAGGGATACGCTTCGATCGGATGGGCGAAGATCGAAGACGACCCATTCAGCGGTGATTATCCGGGGAGCGGGGGGACGCCGTGTATCAGTAATTGTCAATGCTTTCTTTCGTACCGGAACTCATTTACGGGTGAGGAGTGGTTGGGATGAGCATGGTCGATCCGAACGGCGATTGTATTCAGGTCAGCCATACTGGCCTCGTCCGGGTGGATGGGCTCCCGGTCTTCCGCACAATCACGCGCCTCGATGGGGTCTATGTACAATTCGCCGATAGCAACCGACAGCGCTCGGAGCATCGAGGCTCCCGGTTCGTCGAGATTCGCCTCGATGCTCTGATTTCCAAGTTGATTGACTAGAAGCCCTGGGCCTGGAAGTCGATCCCTTCGAAGGGGCTCTTCTTTGGGGTATCCTCGTCGAAGACGGTGGGGACTATGATCTCGGCCTCGATTATGTCGGGGCCTACATCCGAGAACTCGATCAGATAGTATTGAACAATCTCGCCGGCCTGCGATCCTGGATCAAATACTGATATTCAAGAAGCCAGGAGAAAACAAAGTTGCTATCAAGCCCGTTGAGAACGGTGAGCTGGACAACGAGACATGGATCGATTGGGCCGGTGGCATATGGCTCGGCATCCGTGAGTCGGATACGTTGCAATTCACCACGGCACGGGATGCGAGTGACGAAAAACATATCTGCCCGCTGCAGCTTGGCACTATTGAGCGTTGCATCAAGCTCTGGAGCAATCCAGGAGAGCTTGTTTTGACGCCATTCATGGGCATCGGGAGCGAAGCGTATCAAGCCATCCTGCTTGGCCGCCGGGCTGTAGGAATTGAACTCAAGGACTCCTACTACGCCGTCGCCGTCAAGAATCTAAAGGCTGCCGAGCAGGCTTCTAAGTCCGTCGATCTGTTCAGCTACGCTGAAAACGCTCGCAGTAACGGTAAGTAAAGGACGTCCATGCTCCAGCCTAAAGCACGCTCCCTGTTACCATCCATCGCCCTGGCAGTCCTTGCGGCGTGGCGATCACAGTATTCAATCTCTATGCCAGACCCGTCGAGGTACGGAATAGCTACGCACCCGCAATCAACGAGGGTGGCAGGGGCGACACGACGAGCACGTTCGAGTGGAGTAGGCATTTTGTCTCCTTTCTGTGGCATACGGGATGTCTGGTAACCGGATACGTCCAGGTACGATAGAGGATTGCGCATCACTCACTACCATCCAAATTGTTATCAAGCACAAACCGATCAATTTGCTCCATAAGCTCTTTCACAAGCGATTCTGCCAAATCCTCTCTCCCAGCCGGAAGGCTTACGGCGAGTTCGACGTGAGGCCACTCAGCCTTCTCGCCGCGCTTGAATCCGAAGGCGGTGGGTCCGGAGCCGGAATAATTCTTTGTGCTGCGAATTGTTATGGCGTTATCAATGACAACACCTTCACCTGCCATCCGAGCCGGACGGCTAAGGATTACTGCCTGATCCCAATCCCCTTTACGGGTCCACTTTCGGATATAGGTTATTTGCATCACTCACTATCCTCGCCCAGCAAGACACCCACCGCCCACTTTGCATCTAGCGTCACACCTTTTGTGCTGTGTGCCGCTAGATCATCTAGTAGTTCGATCCTAGTAGCCAGCTGCCGCAGCAGGGCGACATCCGTATATTCGACGTCCTCATAGCCCTCACACTCATCATAGTGCTGTTCCAGGACGCGGCTTGCCTCTCGCAGCAGCTTTGCGGCTTCTTTAGCCTTCATCGGCGGCCTCCTGCGGTATTGAGTTGAACGCCACACCCAATAGAGTGATACTACCTCGTACGATCACATGGTGTAATCCACACTGCATCTGATCGCAGTTATGTTCATCATCGTCCATTGCTGGCATACCGGTGACAATAAGCTTGACACCATTGGTCCACACCTCCCAGGCGTTGAGTTTGCGATAAATGTCAGGCTTCATCGTCGGCATCCAGTATTTCGCCGATCTTATGCCACCAGTCAGCATACATCGTTTGCGTAACTTCGAAGTGTTGTATAGGATACGGCTCAAGCAAGCCGCGTACGCCCCCCAACGCCTCCCGCAGCCGCTCGATCTTGGATTTCAGATCCTTGATGATCTTCTCCTGCTCACCGACGACATCACGCCAGTCCGACCACTTGTCGTTATTCAACAACGACGCCATTCTGTCCCAGTTTATGCCATCGTACTCACTCATCGTCGGCCTCCTGTCTTAGCAATTCGTCCAAGAAATAATCCATACCTGTCGTCAGCGCCGGATATTCTTCTATAGCCCTAGACATGCTCTCTATGTTTTCAGCCAGCCGCCGCAGCAGATTGATATGTTCCTCGTGGACTGATACAGGATTTGTTGATCCCGTAGTGTAGTATTCGCCGTAAGAACCAATTAGCCCTGCCGCATCTCGCAGCAGCCTTGCCGCTTCAATTGCGTTCATCGTCGGCCTCCCTATATATCCACACCGTAATCATCTCGTAACATCTTAGACAAGGCTGCTTGAGCCGCCAAAACCTGTATGGCTGCGTCGGCCATATACAATGCTGTGTCGTTTGCCACATAGGTATCAAGACCTTCCCAGGCGCTATCCTCGCAAACAGCATCCATCCATTCTTGAATGGCTTTCCGCAATCCAACTCTCAAATCATCAAGGTAACTATTCATCGTCGGCCTCCTAAGCATTGGCTCCTAGCAGATCACCAATCTTGTTCCACCAATCCGAGTACATCGTATGAGTGACCCGGAAATTCTCTATAGGATACGGCTCAAGCAAACCGCGAACACTTCCCAGCGCCTCCCACAGCCGCTCGATCTCGGCTTCGGCGGCTTCGGCTCGTTGCATATCTTCGAACGATGTCTTGACGACGCCCTCAACGGTCGATCCGAGACTGAGTATGTCGTCTTTTTCCCATCCCTTCGGGAAGAGTGCATCAAGCGCTCGGTAAACTTCGGCACAGATCGTACACGGTTGTGACGCTGAGGTATGCGGGCATCCGGTTTTATTCTTCATCGTGTCCTCGCTTTATTGTCATCTTTCGTCTGATCTCACCGAGGAGTTCCTCGGTCCGGCCGGGCCACGATTCGACAGGGAGCTCGATCGATCCAAAGGTCTTCGCTGCCAAGTATGAGAAGCGCTTATGGAAGAGCTTAGCATAGACGATAAAATAGCCGTCCTTGAGAGGAGCCCTAAGGCTTGCTTCGATCAGCAGGATCATAACCTCGGCGTCGGTGGCCGGTTCAAGCGCCTTCGGTTTGTCCGGGGCGATCGCAACCCGATCAAGGATTTCTCGAACGTGAGCGCGATACAGGTTGTCGCTATAGCGGCTTGTGTAGAAGAGCTCCGACGGCTTGCAGGCCATGAAGCTATTCCATAGCGGGCCTCGCTCGACTTCGCCGTGCTTGATCCTGGCCTTCTCGATTTCGTCTTCTACGATCTCCATCCGGGAGAACTCTTCATCCATGGCCCGGAAGAGTGGCACGTCGTCGATCACGGAGAGCAGGGTCGAGAAGTTCATCTTCTCGGTTGTCGTTTCTGTTTCGAACATCGGTATCTGCATTATCGGTATCCTATCTCTCTCAGGGTAGGGTATGGAGGGAGGGGAGAGAGCCCCTCCCTCCGTGGCGGTCACCAGTCGATGATCGCCGAGTGAGAGAGAGCGAAGCAATCTCCGATTTTGTGCGGAGCGGGTGCTTCGAGCCCGACTAGCGCGACAACCGCGAGGTTGCCGTCCCAGTATAAGAAGCGTGCGCCGGAGCGCTGGCCGTCGGGAAGTTCGACGGTGAGGAGATCGCCACGCTCGATATCTTCGAGCGATCGGCGAACGATTAAGTTGATTTCCAGGGGTGCGATCATTTTAGCCCTCCCAGGCTTAGAGATTTTGAAATGTAGCTTCGGTCTAGCATAGTCCGTGAAATTCTTCGTGGCAGGTCCGGCACTTCAGCGAGCACTTTACGACTTCTTCTTCGATCCGGGCCCATCGGATTCGGCCGAGGTACTGACCGATATTGAAGGCTTTACTCGCCGGGTCTTCGTGGTGAAATTCGAGCTCGGAAGTCGAGCTACAATCTTCGCATTTCCCGCCGAGCATTCCGATCGCTCGTTGTTTTTGTTCTCGTCGGACCTTTTTTAGTCGCTCGCTCTTGGTCATTGATCGTCTCTCTCTCTCTCGTTCTCTCTATGACCAAGTATAGACTAAAATGGACATTTTGTCAAGCGATCCAGCTTACAGGGACCTTACCAATCGCCGAGGTAGTCGTCGAGCATGTCGAGCTCTTCCCGGTTCAGGAGCCCATTCCGGCGTGCGTCTTCCAGGCAGTAGAGATCGTTCGGGCCCATATAGTGTCCTTCTTCGAAGCGGGCCATGACATCGACGACCTTCGCCGATCGCACACTTGCTACGCTATCCGGCCGGGTTTCGAGCTTGGTTCGGGCCTTCTGCTCGCATTTATAATTGCACACATAGAAGGCTTTTCCATCTTCGCTATCGGTCCAGTAACCCTCGCTAGAAACGGCGAGGCATCCGCTACAAATATATTCAGCGCTCATTTCACACATCCTCTGAGATTCGGGCGAACAGTTCGGCGAGCCGGTCGAGCCGGGCTTCGAGATAGTCGGCTTCAATCTCACGCGAGAAGGTAACGGTTCCTTCCGAGATCGAGACTTGCATATCGGCTTCGGTCGCAGCGGCGATCCAGCGGTTCGAGACTTTCTGATCGGTAAAGCGGGTCCGGCGATCGAAGCCACGCTCAACGGTCGTTAGTACGCCGCCGATCGTTATTCGATTGATTTTGGTTTTTCTGGAAGTCGTCATCGTTCTCTCTCTTTCTTACTCATAGTATAACCGAAATGTCCATTTTGTCAAGCCCTTTATCTTACAGCGGACTTACGAACTTCGCATAGACCTACTTGACAAATCGAGTATGTCCATCTAAGATTGGCATCAAGACAACGAGCCACTTATACTAAGTAAAACCAGTTTGCCTAAGCGCCGTTGTCAAAAATCAAAGGCCGTAAGTCCTTCGAGACTGTTCGAGAGCCGTTCCGATCCGGAGCGGCTCTTTATTTCTTAAGCGAGGTTTCATGCCTTATAGTGGCCCGAACGATCCCGAACTTCCGGACTACATACAGGAGCTAGAAGAGGGCGATCGCGAGCAATGGGTCGCAATTTTCAATGATGCTTTCGAGGCTTGCATGGATGACGATGGCGAGATGGGGGAGTGTGAGGGGAGCGCCTTCGCCCAGGCCAACGGGGTTGTACTCGACGAAGAGGAGAGATTAAGTATGGCGAAAGGGAGCAGCAATCTTACAGTTACCGTAAGGGACGAAGGCAGTACCGGCCTTATCAAGGGGCTCTTACGGGGCATGATCGAATCGATCAGTCGGACGCTATCGCTGCTTGGCGGGGAGACGGAAGAGCGCGCGATCAACATGAATGCGGTTTATTACGCGGTATGGGACGAGATCGAAAGGATTGATTATTACGCATGGCTTAACGACCTTTATATGGATGATGACGGGATGCACTTCGCGGTGTATTCCTCAGGCGGTAAACTCTACCGAGCCGATGTAATGATCGGCTCTAATGGGTCCGTCGAGCTCGGCGAGCCGGTTCAGGTCATGGAGGAGTTTGTTCCGGTCGGGCGCACGAAGATTTTCAGGCAGGCTGATGGGAAGTGGCGCTGGTTCTCGATCTCGGCGACGTCAGTCCTTAACCGGGTCGGCGAGATTGATAGTCGCGATCTCTTCGACAGCTTCATCGCCAATGCACAGGAAACGGGCGACTATCCAATGCGCCAACTCTATCACCTGGGGGAAGAGACGCGTACCGGCATGGCAGACTACCTTGCTCGTGACGATAATGTCTTTATTACCAGCGGGCTATACGACGATCCGGAAGAGAATGAGTGGGCGCGCTTCGAGATCGAGGCCCGGCAACGTGAGCCGGATACATGGGGTGAGAGTATCGGCTTCCGATCGGACAATCCAGAGCTTTATCAAATTTCAGACGGGATCACGATCCCGGTTTACAAGCGCGGCGTTTGTGTCGAGATGTCCACCGTTCTCGAAGACGAAGCCGCATCATGGTTCACCCATTCAATCCCCACGGAGGTTAAGAGAATGAATGACAAGATCAAAGGGGCCTTGATGCGCCTCGCCGGTGAAGAGAATGCGGAAGCCGTCGAAGCGTTGGCCGAGAAGGTGGATAACACCAATCGTTCGATTGTCGATAACGATCTGATTACCCGGAGCACCGAGGATGAGGTCGAAGTCGAGGTCGAGGTCGAAGAGGATGAAGAAGAAGACGAGGCCGAGGCAACCGCAGAGCCGGTAGTCGAGATCACCGATGAGGTTATCGAGGCGATCGCCCAGAGCTTTGTCAAGAGCGAAGTCTTTACCGGTCTCAACGACAAGATCGGTCGTCTTGCCGACTCAGTAGCCGAGGTTCAAGAGAGCATCGCGAACCTCGACAAGGAGACGGGGAAGCACATTCTTCAGTCCAAGAAACGTCTCGACAAGCTGGAGCGTGACGACGACGAGAAAAAGCGTGAGTGGCAGAACGATCTGCCGAAGCAGAAGCGTGTTGCGGTAACGTATCGCCCTCGCACCGTTCGCAACAGTGCCGAGAGCGAGGATGAGGAAATCCCCATGTCGGCGGTTGCCGAAGGAACTCTCGCGAATATGCCTTCCTGAAGATCGGAAGCTAATTGACGCGAAGGAAACTAGGAGAGAAATTCTATGAAGAACAAATTTGCAGTAGCACGCCTGACCGAGAGTTCTCTGGCAACCATTTACGGCTGTTGTGGGATTTTCGATCTGTGCGCTGACAACGATATTATGTCGTTGTCGTTTCAGGAGCAGGAGCCCTTACTCGACTGGATCGGATGGGAGTCTTCGGACGTCTGTCTGATTAAAAAAGAGTTTATCGCTTGGGTACGGCCTGAATATTCCGGCGGTGCTGCAACCGCTGGTTATCTGGCCGATCCATGCGCCGAGCCGAACGGTGTCGAATGGGGCAAGTGCGACTTTACCCTGAACGACTTCGGGCGTCTTCGCCGCAAGGGACCGACCCGCGATATCACCGAGAATGACGAGCGCTACTGCGAGACGCAGCCTCGCTATCGTCTCGATGGCACTCTGATTACTGACGATCGCGAATTCGACATGCGCTGGGCGACTGAGATTATCATGCAGGACCTCAAGCGCCTGTTAGTGATCGGCAACAACACGACCGGTGGGCAGTTCGATGGATTTGAACGGCTTGTGAAAACCGGTTATACCAACTCGGACGGCAAGCTCTGTCAGTTGATGGATAGTGTCGTTGTTGATTGGAACTCGAACAGTCTAGACGGGGGCGCTGGAGTTACCGTAAACGGCGCTGCTATTCCGGCGACTTACGACTTCATCGACGTTCTGCTCGACGTCTTCCGGAACATTCGCCAGCGCATCCGCTGGTCTCCTCAGTTGAACGCACAGCGCTTGCGAGTTGGCGATATTGTTCTTGTTATGACCGAGCAAATGACTCGTTGTTTGCTCGACGCTTACACCTGCTGGAGTGTCTGCCCTGGCGTGGCTTTCAACGAAGCCAATCTCAACACTTTCGAGGCTCGCACCTTCCGGGATAATCTAAACGGCGGCATGTTCGGTGCCGGGCGCATTTTTCTTGACGGCTTCGAAATCCCTTTGCTCCCCTACGACTGGGAGTTGCAGAAGGGTCCGAACCGGTCAGATGTTTATATGCTGACCTCTCGTATCGGAAATGTTGAACTGCTGCAAGGGCAGTACCTCAACATGAACAATGCCGGTAACTCGTACCCGGAGAGCGCCACACCGTACTTTGCTTCTGACGGTGGACGTCTTCTAACCTGGACGGTTAATGACGAGACTTGTATTGAGCGCCGTGTCGAATTGCGACCTCGCATCTTGTCGTGGGCTCCCTGGACCAATGTTCGCTTCCAGGATGTCCGCTGCAACACGCCGCTTGGACCGCTCTCGCCTGATCCGACCGAGACTAGCTTCTTCCCGTTGACGAGCTTTGAAGTCGCGGAGTGCTGATGTTCTCCTCCATAGGGTGAGGTTGGTGGAAGGGCCAACCTCACCCGCCGGGAGCAAAACGGATGGAGAATCTAACAATCGTAGTTCCGTTTTTCAACGGACATCATGCTATCGAGCGGCTGATCGCTTCGATCCCTGAAGAGTTACCGATAATCATCGTTGACGATCAGAGCGATCAGCCGTTGACGTTGGACCCGAACCTTTACAACCGAAGCATCCGAACTCTACGCCTCGACGAGAAGGGGTACTTCTCCGGAGCGTGTAACCGCGGGATCGCCGAGTGTGCGACGGATGTCCTTATTCTCAATCAGGATGTCTGGCTCGAAGGGATCGAGTGGCTCGATCTTATCGAGAGTAACCGCTCTCGATATGCGACGATCGGCGACGGGGTAATGGCGCATCCGGCATGGCCGAACGGCTATGTGCAGGGAACCTTCATGTATATGCGCCGCGATGCGATCCGAAAAGTAGGGGCTTTCGACGAGGAGAACTTCCCGCTATGGGGCGCTACGGCTCAATGGCAACTAGAGATTTGTCGAGCCGGGTATGAAGCGCTTCCGGTCAAGCCGGTTCCGGGCTTCCATCATCAGCGGGACGAAGCAAAGGCTTCTTACGGTTCCGGTATATCGACGCTCCTGAAGCGAATGCCGGAGAAGCGCTCGTGGCTGGTCCGGACACCGCCGCTCGTTTCGGTCGTCGTTCCATGCTACAAGCACGGGCGCTATCTCGACGACCTTCTCGGAACGCTCTTGGGTGGCGCGACATCGCTTGGAGGTGCTCCGGCTCAGAGCTTCAAGTCGTTCGAGGTCGTTATAGTCGATGACGCGAGCCCGGATAAAAGCTGGCAGCATTGCGAGAGGGTAGCCGATCCATGGAAAGGGATCCGTTGCTACCGGCACCCTTACAATCTCGGCTCGGCGGCGACAATCAACACGGCGATCAAGAATTCTTACGGGCGCTTTATTACCCGGATCGACGCCGACGATATGATGGAGCCCGATCGCCTACGCCGTCTCTTCGAGGCAATCTCGGCCGACCCAAAGCGGGTGATCTACGACGATATGCGTATAGTCACCAATGGCAAGCGATCGAAGTATTGGCCGATGAGAACGTATGACTTCGAGCTTCTTATTTATAAGAACCACATGCACGCCGGGATCATGTTTTCGAAGGACGCCTGGGAGAAGTCCGGGCGTTACCCGGAGATCTTCGATCGAGGTCGGGAGGACTGGGCCTTCAATATCGCGCTAGGGATCAACGGGTATTGCGGGAAGCACATTGAGTATGCCGGATATCTCTACCGGCGCGAAGGACAAAACCGAACGCTGACCAACACAACTCCTCACCATCACCAAAAGTTTTTGGAGAAGTTGATCGGCCTTTACCCGAATATCTATGCAGGAGATAGACCCATGGGATGCTGTGGAGGAAGACGAACTTCAAGCAAGAAGGCGACTGCTTCAAGCACTCAAGGAGCACAGACGGCCTTTGCTGGCAAGAAGGGAATGGTATTGATCGAGTATGTCGGATTGAACGCGGGATCGCAAAGCTATTTCGGGCCTGTAACGGGAACCCGGTATGTCGCCGGTGGAAATCGGCGCGTGATCTATGTCGAGCGGGAAGACGAAACAGCAATGCTCGAACTATACGAGCAGCGGCGCAAGGTCTTCAAACCGTACAAGGTTAAAGCGCCTCAGGCGGTTCCTGAAGCGACTGTAGTGAATAAGGGTATGCTGGAAGACGAAGAGCCAGAGGAAATCGCTCCTGAGCCCGCTGACGCGCTTCTGAGCGCCGGAGAGATCGTAGCCCTCAACGCACGGGACGTGATAGCCGAGCTTTCGAGCAAGGACTATGGGAAGGATGTTCTTTTCGACGTCCTCGGACTTGAGAGGGCGGGGAAGGACCGAGTAACCGTCACCGGGTATATCGCCGATCTTTTCGAAGACGAGGATAGCGAGACTGTATGAACCTTCCGGCGCTTTCCCCCATTCTCATACTAGGCCTCGTGTGCTTTCGCCTGACACAGCTTCTTGTGTATGACGAAGGGCCATTCGATGTCTTTCTAAGGATACGAAGGCGCGTGGGTGTTTACGACTTAGGGCGGGATGGGCGATCGCAAACTGAACTGGGGAAGGCGCTCTCGTGCGCTTTCTGTACGGGGCTATGGGTAGCCGCTCCCCTTGCTGCGATCGCCCATCCTGAAGGCGCTATTGAGTTCTTTATTACGTGGTTCGGGATCGCATCTATTCAGTCATTGCTTGAATATTACGGAGAACAATATGGCTCCGAATGATCCAGTACGCATTGTCAACCGGGATGAGCTAGGTCTTTCGGTTGCAGAACAGATGTATTTCGGTCGTTACACATCTGGGCTTCTCGATCCCTTTATGCGACAGCGTGTATCGGAGCCACAGCTTCAATTCGACGCACAGCACGAGTATGATATCGCGCCCTTATTGTGGAATACGATTACCACTCCGGGCGGGAGCGCGGCGCATCTTCCGAACGAGTCGTCTGTTCTGCTCTCGATTGATACGACTCCTGACGCATCAGTGCTCCGGATACAAAAGGACAACAGCCGCTATCAACCCGGTAACGGTCAGAAGCTCGACGCAACGTTTAATTTCACTGCTCCGGTCGAGAATGTGGCGAAGTATGTCGGATATGGCAACTTAGATGATGGTGTCTCTCTTCGACAGACCGGAGACGGGCGCATTGCTTTTGTCGTTCGGTCCTCGACGAGCGGAACACCACAGAATATCGCCGTCATATATCAAGATGATTGGAACGAAGATCCGCTTAACGGCTTAGGACGAAGCGGGATTAATCTTAACTGGGAGTTCTCTCAGAATATGGTCCCTGACCTTCAATGGCTTGGCGTTGGTCGGGTACGCTTAGGTTTTTATATTGATGGACGTATTATCTACGCTCACTTTTTTGATGGATCGAACGTACTTCCGACGGTATATATGCGAACTGCCAACCTTCCGGTTATGTACCGGATAGTCGCTGATGGCGCGGCGGCGGGTGAAGCAACCCTAAAACAAATTTGTTGCTCGGTCGTTAGCGAGCAAGGTCCTGTTCAGGAGCGGGGCTATCGTTTTAGCTCTGATATGGGGATTACGGCGGCGACTTTTGATACAACTCTAACGCCGATCTTAGCCGTTCGCCCGGCGACGACATTTAAGACACTTCCTTTCCGGGGCCGGTTTGTTATTCGAGGCCTTGATATGACGCCGGTTTCAGGGACGGGGCCGTTCCGGTGGGCCCTGATCTATAACCCTACTATTGTCGGCGGGGCGTGGGCGGCTGATGCCGCTCATGATAGCGAGTCGGCCTCGCAGAAGAACACGACTATGACGAGTTTTACGGGCGGTATTCAGATTGCGAGTGGGTATATCAACGCAACCAATATTGTTCGGGAGAATGTTAGTATCGACGCCGAGTTTCAGCGTTACCCGTGGGTGCACGATAACGCGGGGAACCAGATCGCATATTTGCTGGCCTGTCAGGATGTGGCCGGATCATCCGAAATTCTAGCATCAATGACCTGGAGGGAGCTACGGTGATTGTAGCGTCTCAGGATACGCTTACCGAATACAACTATATGGCGGTTCCTCTGGCGCGCTATGCGCAGATTACCGATCTTTCAGAGTGCCTTCTTATGGGGGTTCGCCGGGATCAGGATTTAGTCGGTGGGTGTGATCGCGTCTTTACAAAGCGCGAGCGTGATCTTATCTCGAAGTATCTTCTCGAAGCACAGCAGGAGATCGAGGATCAGATCAGTTATCCATTGGTTCCGAAGTGGTTTGCTAGCGAAGAGGCCTATTATAAGTGGCCCTTACACACCTACTGGAAGAAGGTTATCGAGGCCGGGATACGCGCGACGGCGGCGATCGAAGAAGGCGCGATTGTCGATCACGCCGCTGATCCGGCTGTCGTTACCGTCACTACGGCCGTCGATATCGATGAGATCATTGTTTATCATCCCGATACCGAGGTCGAGATACATCCTTCGGCGATGGTTCGCTCCGGTGGCGACGTTATCATCAGTATCCCTCGCTGTCGGATGGTAAAGGCGACACTCGCCGACGAACAGCCGGAGACGGGGTGGGACTACAACGACATCTCTAATTTCGAAGAGACGGTCGATGTTATCCGGGTTTATAACGATTCATCGACGAACGCCGTTTTGATCTGGCCTCATCAATGCTCGTGCTCCGGTGGTTGTTCTCTTTGCTCCGACTATCGGCAGGACGGATGTATTTACATTCGTAATGCAGAGACGGGCGCGCTCGATATCGCTCCGGCGAACTTCTCTAGCGGGGCATGGAGCTCGACGGCGCTTTGTTGCTCTGGGAAGCCCGAAAAGGTTCTACTCAACTATCGAGCCGGGCTTCCTTCGGTGTCCTATCAGCATGAAGATACCGTTACGCGGCTTGCTCATTCGAAGATGCCTTCCGAACCGTGCGGTTGCGATTTCGTTATTCAGGTGTGGCGTCGAGATCGGAACGTCCCTGACGTTCTTACTCGCGAGCGGATCAATTGCCCATTCGGACTGAGCGATGGTGCGTGGATCGCCTGGAAGTTTACACAGGCTCTTCGCTATCAAGGGGCGAGTGTATTATGACCGTCGTTGTTAAGTCAATAAAACCCAAGCGTCTCAACGATAAGGCTTTCTTCGATGAACTGAAGGCCGAGATGAATAGGGTCGCGAAGGAGATTAACGACGATTATCGGAAGACGACGCAAACATGGAAGCATAAGCCTCAGTTCGTTACCCTAACCGATACGTCACGAGGCGAGCTTACCATAGCTGTTCTTACGGATGACGAGATCTACGGATATGTCGATGAGGGTACAAAGGGACCTTATGTTATCCGGCCTAAGCGAGCGCGAGCGCTCCGCTTTCCGGGTGTCTTTCGAGCGAAGACTTCTCCGGGCGTGATTGGATCGACATCCGGGTTTAAGGGTGGCGATAACGTCTATGCGAAACAAGTTATTCACCCCGGTATCAAGGCCCGGAACTTTAGCAAGACGATCGAGAAGAAATGGTCAAGCCGTTATAAGAGGCGCATGGAGAAGGCGATGAAGCGTGCTGTCAAGAAATCCGATCACGCGATTTGAGGGACCTATGAATTACGACTATACCGAAGAATTAAAGTATCAAACGCCGGTCGAGCCGGAGCGGTTACAAGTCCGGGTTATTAAGGTTCAAGGGAAGTCGTCTTTGGTTCAATGGATCGACGGCGACGACGTTCGGCGGGCGATCGTTCCTACCGGCGAGATCAAAGAAGGCATGATTGATCGTTTTGTTCTCGAAGCCGGGATCCCTTATGGGCTCCCCTGGGAAGAGATCATTCATCTTACCGCCTCTTCCGAAGATGTCGCGCGCGAGCTTCGGCGAGCCGGACTATGGACCGGCGATGACGTTATGAAAAACACGAGTGCCGCGATGGGTGCTCTTCAGACGGCGCTAAAAACAGACTTTGCGGCAATCCTAAGGGCTGCAAAAGCATACCAGGAGGAATCTCGATGACCGAACCTATCCACTACCTCGCCGGAAACGGTGCTCTGTTCTTGCAGCCTAGTGGCCCGAATACTGCACCGGCCTATATGGGATGTCACATGCTCGGCGATCTCGAAGAGCCGCGCGGGGATGTGACGCTCCTCTTCTGTCCTGATCCATCCCGGCCGAATGCCTTTCGGGTGATCGGCTCCTTTAAGGGTGCGCCGGGCCCGGTAACGACAGCGATCACCGCCGATACGCTCAAGAAGGCCGATTATCTTGAGACGATCCGATGTCCGGTTCCGATCTATGTTCATAAGATTTCGTGCGGGCGCACAGACGTTTTCAGGAATTACGATCGGACCTTCATTCTCAACAAGGCTGATATCACGTCGATCACGCGCAGCAATCAGGTCGCACGCGATCCCGACAATCAGGATCGCTCCATGCAGGAGTTCGCGATCAGCGCTCAAGAGCTTCTGCTCGGCTTCAATCTTCAGGGGGCGCGTCAGTCTGTCTCCGAGACGGAAGCACTCAACGGAGTTGTGGCCTGTGGTGATCTTCGCTGCGCGGGCGACTGTGGCGACGATCAAGAGCCCTGTGACATCATGTATGCGATCGGAGACGCCGCCGGGGGTTCTCCCTCGAATGTTGCGAATGTGCTTGTTACAACCGACGGTGGCGCTACCTGGACGGAGACAGCGGCGAATCCGTTCGCCGCTGCAGAAGACATCCGGGGTATCGCGTGCTTCTCGATCGACAAGAACACGACCCGGATTATCGTTGGGCGTGGCACGACCGATGCAGGCAATCCGGCCGAGATCGCCTATAGCGACGACAGCGGGGCAACCTGGACGCTCGTCGATGTCGGCGCGGTTCTGGGCCAGTATTTCGTCGGCGGTAAAGATGCGATCTTTGCGCTCGACTACAATCATGTATGGGCCGTCACTTCCGGCGGGTATATTTATTTCTCCTCCGACGGCGGCGCAACCTGGACGGCTCAGGAGAGCGCGGTCCTCACAACCGAAGATTATCAGGGTGTTAGCTTCTCCGATGATAGCAACGGGTATGCGGTCGCGAACAGCGATGTGATCGTTCGAACGCTCGACGGCGGCGACACATGGAGCGCGGTATCTGCTACCGGCGGCGGCGCAAATATCCTGAGTGTCGAGGTGCTCTCCGATAGCCATGCGTGGGTCGGTGACGCTGCGGCCTCTCTCTACTTCACGAAGGACGGCGGCACAACCTGGACCGAACGCGATATCGCCGGGGCAAGTGATACCGGAACGATCACCGCGATCCAGTTCATCAATGAGCTTCAAGGGGCGCTTCTTCACAACACAGCCGGGCCCGTCGGAACGCTCTATTACACTAACAATGGCGGCTATGATTGGCAGGCGGTTGTGACGCCCTCGAACGCTGGGCTGAACTCGCTTGTGATCTGCTCTTCGCAACTGATCTATGCCGTCGGCGAACCTCAAGGAGGGACGGCCTTTGTTCTGAAGGCCCTGCCCTAACGGGAGCGAATAATATCTATGACAGTCGCGATGGGAGCCAGCGGGGAAGGGCAGCTCCCGGCCAGCGAACCGCTGGTTCTCATCGCTCGCGATAACGGGAGCAAGCCTAGTATGGAAACTAAAGAGAAAGTTTATATCACCGAGGAGGGGATGGAGCTTCGCCTCAAGCATGTTAGCTCGAACCTTCTCACACAGATCACCCGTGCTATCGAATTTCCTAAGCCGCCCACCTATAAAGTCGAGCTCGCATCCGGAGACGTCGAGGAGTACGATCACGACGAGACGACCCTCGAAGTCGAGGATGACGAAGAAGCAACCCGGCAGAACAAGCGAGCCTGGGAGAAGTACAAGAAAGAGCTCGATGAGGCGAACGCTGATGCGATGCGCCTTCAGACCAGAGCGATGCTTTTCAAGGGGATCGATATCGAGCTCCCTGAAGAGACAGATTGGATCGAAGAGCTCGAAATACTGGGTCTCGATATACCGGATAACAAAACCGATCTCAAGATCCTGTATATCGAGACGGAAGTCCTGAAGTCATTGCGGGATATGCTCGAAGTTACCGTCGAGCTTATGAAGCTATCCGGTGTTCGAGGGGAGGCGATCGACAAGATCGAGAGTTCCTTTCGATCTCTACTGGAAGGGCCGGAAGGCCCAGGAGTGGACGGCGAGCCTTCCGAGTAGTGGATGGAGCTATAACTCTCTATTCGAAGATATCGACGCCGCGCACTACTGGAACATGAAGCCTTCTGAGTTCTGGGCTTCGAGTGACGAAGATCGATGGACCATGATCGCTTATATGAGAGCGAGATCCAGAATGAGCGCTATTCATGCCGACGAGCAGCAACGGGCGATCGACCGGGCCCGGCATAAAGCTAAGGTAAAAAATGGCTGAACAAATCGGTCTTGAGGCTGTCTTCAAAACCGAAGCGTTTCGGCGCGGCTTCTCTCAATATCAGAACGCGCTTGGTGACGCTTCGCGTGCAACCGACCGGGCGAGCTCCGGCATGGCCGGGGCGATCGGCTCTTTCGCGAAGGCCGGTACACTCGCCTTTATCGGGCTCGGTGCGGCGGCGGCAGGGGCTCTCGTTGGGATCGGAGCGATCGGAGTTACGAACGCGATCTCGCTTGAGAGCGCCTTTGCAGGCGTTATCAAAACGACCGATGGGCTCGTCGATAGCAGCGGCGAGCTTACACAGGTCGGTGCTGAACTGCGCCAGGGTTTTCGTGATCTTGCGAAGGAAGTTCCGATCGCCGTCGAGGAGCTTCTTGGTATTGGCGAGATCGCTGGTCAGTTGGGCGTTCCGCAGGAAGCGTTACTAGGGTTTACCGAGACGATCGCCGCACTCGGAGTTTCTACAAACCTAACCACCGAAGAAGCAGCAACAGCACTGGCGCAACTCGGAAACATCTACCAAGTCTCAGCCGAGGATATGTCAGATAGTACGGCGCGGGTTGGGGCCGCGGTCGTCGAACTCGGCAATAACTTTGCTACGAACGAAGTACAGATTTTAGACTTCGCAGCGAACATCGCTGGTGCTGGTAGAATCGCCGGTCTTTCTCAGGCCGATATCCTCGGTATTGGTACTGCCCTGGCACAGGTCGGTGTCGAGGCAGCGGCGGGTGGTACGTCGGTTCAGAAAGTTTTGCTAGAGATGACCGAGGCCGTGGCAACCGGGAACGACAGCCTCGCTAAGTTCGCTGAAGTAGCCGGACTATCGGCTGAAGAGTTTGCCGATGTGTGGGAGAATGACGCCGACGTCGCCTTTACGCGCTTTGTCGAGGGGCTCGGTGTGGCAGGCGAAGATGCGATTACTATTCTTTCCGATCTCGGACTTTCCGATGCGCGCCTTACTCGAAGTTTCTTATCTCTGGCTGGGTCTGGCGATGATTTAGCGCGTGCGATTGCTACGTCGAATGAAGCCTTCGAAGACGGTACGGCGTTGACGGAAGAGGCCGCTAAGCGCTACGCTACAACCGAATCGCAGATCGAGATTTTCAAAAACACGATGCGAGACGTCGCCTTCTCGATCGGTGATCTTCTCCTTCCGGCGCTTAACGATATGCTTCAAGTCGCACGACCTCTAATCGACGCCTTTGGCGAGCTTGCGAAGGATATCTTCGAACGGGTGCTTGCTCCGGCGCTAGAGAATGTCGTCTCTCTTATCGGGCGCTTTACGTCCGGGGATATGACGCTTGCCAACCTCATTCCTCCGGAGCTCATGTTTGCAATACTAGGCATTCAAAAGGGGTTCGATGATCTCCTCTTATTCTGGGAGGAGAACGGGCCGTTCTTTCAGCAGATCGCCGAGGATGTCTTCGGGGCGATCGCCGAGACGTTCCAGCATATCGCCGATGAAGTCGTTCCGTTCCTTGTCGAGCAGTTCCAGAAGATCAGTCAATGGTTCGTCGATCACGGGCCTGAGATTCAGGCGGCGGTCGAGAATATCGCTACCTTCTTCGAAGAGACGCTTCTCCCGGCAATCGAACGTGCCGTTCCTATAATCGAGGCGATCTTAGGCGGCCTGATCGACGCAGTTCTCAATCTCGCCGATGTCGTCATCAACATACTAGGCGGTGACTGGGAGGGAGCCTGGGAAGGGGCAAAAGAGTTTGTCAGGAACCTTCTCGAAGACACGATCCCGAATATTCTCCTTGCCTTCGCCGATTTCGTAGCGGGCTTTCTCGGTACAGATTGGCAATCGATTGTCGAGCAATGGAAAACGAATTGGGACCTCTTTGTAACGATCGTTGCGGCGATCGTTGATATTATCAAAGATAAGGTTTCGGATTTTGTTCAGGCTGGTAGTGATCTGATTGAGGGTCTAGCACAGGGTATCAAGGATAAGGCAAACGAAGTCTTAAAAACACTTAAAGATATTCTTGAAGATATCGTAAAGGTGGCACAGGATATTTTCAACTTCGGATCACCATCGAAGGTATTCATAGACTTTGGTGAAGATATTATGCGTGGTTTTCAACAGGGTTTAGCTAGTCTTTCTGGGCTCCCCGTCGCCGAAGTGCGCCAAGTATCGGAAGGGGTCGTATCGGCGGGAGCTAGTGCTCCGGCGAGCATGAGCCAGACTGTACGGCCGGTTATCGATCCTCAGCTTCTTCTCGCTCCGATGATGGCTCAAGAAGCGGTATCAGAAGGCAATCGGTTCGAAGTCAATATGAATAATCAGTTCTACGATCGCATCGACGAGGCGGTATTCTTTGCTCGTGCCGAGCGTGTGTTTCGAGAGATATTGAGGGATGCCAGATGAGCAACGGACTTGCGGTTTTCAAAATCTACAACAGTATTGTAACGATCGACTTCTTAGCTCCCGGATCGCCTTATATTCTCAACGAGTGGGCTCCGGTCATCCCTGGCTTTAAGGGTGGCGGCGTGATCGCCGATAGCCCGCTTTTCGATTATCGCCGGATCACAAGCTATCAATGGGAGACGACGGTCGAGAATCTAACCTTCGCGATCACAACGCCCGAACAGGACCAGAGCATCCGGGCTATGCAGGAGCTCCTTCGCCTGCTGCAATCGGGCGTCGATTACTGGTCGGGTGGAAGAGTACAGCCAGATCCCGTTATCATCGAAGCAAGGGCACATCTGGAAACAGAGAGCCGCTATGCCGTTCTTGTAAACTATCGTCTCCCTCAAGTTGTCAATCCATTTACAGCACCGTTCTATAACGTGAATGAGTATTCTTATGGCAATCAAATAGCCCTAACACTCGAACATAATACTTGGCAAAGCACCGTGCCTGGAGAAGGAGATTGTCTCCCAGCTTACGGAACTCTTGACGATATATGTTTATATTATTCTATCGATAAGATAGATTCTGGCGATGTTCCTTCAACAGTAACGCCGTTTATACAAACTGATGGGACCAACTCAATTGATGGTATTCAAGATGATGCATTTACTGCCGAAGGATATTTCAAGATTGACGAAATCGAGTCTGGTCAGCAGTTATCAATCTTTGTAAAGGGGACAGGGGAATGGTTCTTACGAGCAAATTCAGATGGTTCAATCGAGGCAGAGATTGAGACAAATAGCACTGATGCGCGTAGTGTCTCTTCGAATATTAATATTGTCGATGGAGAGTGGCATCATCTAGCGATGACTTATGACGACGGTGGAACGCGGCAAATCCGGCTGTGGGTCGATGGGCAAGAGGTAGCTTACGCGACACAAGTAGCGGCGGCGGGGACTGTCGAGCTCAATGATGATCTTCGCTTCCTATTCGATTATGGGCTCGCATCTATGGGTTGGCAGCGGATATCAGATGTGCTTCGATATACGACGTCCTTTGAACCTGCGCCTCTCTGTGATCCTCCCGGAGTGGATGCAAATACTCTCTGGCAAGTTAATCTCGTCGAGGGGTCTGGTAATGTAGCCCGGAACGAATCGACCTCTGATACACCGGAGCTAACCGTCTTTCAGACATTTCATGAGTGGGGCGATGCACTCTGCTGCCTTCCAGGTCAGATGAATTATCTCTACTCGCCGATCGCTGGGGAATCAGACGATGTACTTTTTTATGCGGCCTATGATACGCCGAATCCCGAAGTCGAGCCGGAACAGAATTTCTCGGTTGATCTCGGCGCTCAGACCGGACAGGCTCCTTCGACGGCATCCGGCGGTCTGATCGGTCGGCCCGGCAAGTACGGGTACGGTGTCCAGACCGGCGAGGCAGCGGAAAACATAGTCGAAAACCCATCCCTTGAGACTAACACGACCGGGTGGGCAACAGGTGGAGCGAACACGATTGCGCAATCTACCGAGCAGGCATATGTCGGATCAAATAGTCTCAAAGTTACTTATCAGGACAACACAGCAACGCTTGCTCAGATATCATCTATCACGCTCACGGCAGCGGCTCATGTAACCGGAGCATGGATCTATGTTCCGGCCTCATACGATGGAACTGATTTACGATGGCTCTTCAGCGGCTTTGTGGGTGCAACGGGATTGGTCCAGGGCGACATTGATATGACGATCCGAGATCAGTGGCAGTTTGTTGTTGCCTACGGAACGCCTGATGCTGGGGATTTGTCGGGCCAGTTGTTGCTACAAGAGGTAGGATCAGCCCCGACAGCCGGAGAGTTTATCTACATCGACGCCGCCGCCTGCTACGCCTCGGCATACTGGCTCGGCTACTGCCTAGGTCCAGAAACATTAGTTTTATCTGGAGAAGGCTTCAAAACGCTAGACAACATCAAGATTGGCGATTGTCTTATTGGTCCGGAGGGAGAGAAGAATACTGTAATTGACAAATGGGATGTTTTTGCGGGTGCCTATGAGATCAAACTCAAAAATGGGTTTACCGTTATCGCTTCTGACGAGCATAGATTTTTGGCTACGAGATGGCCGTGGGATTATAACAAAACGAGCGGTTGGCGGTACAGGACCACTGAAGAATTAGAGGTTGGAGATTATCTGCGCCTCAACACAAGTTCCAATATCACGAACGATGGGCATGAACCAGATTTGGCATATTTATTAGGCCACCTAATTGGCGATGGATATTTCTGCTCAAGCGACTGTAATGGAAAACCCCAAATTGGATGGACATTCGGAATAAACAACAAGGCATTGGCAGAAAAAGTTCACGAGAAATATAAAATAGCAATGCCCGCGTCTATCGTACGCGGAAAAGAAACATATCCGTCCCTAAGGAATTCTTGTGACCGAGAGTGGATGTTGACAACTTATAACTCTGAGATAGCATCCATGCTTCACAAAAGAGGTGTTCCGGCAGACTGCGGAGCATCTGGAAAAAGAATACCCGATATTGTGTGGGACTATGGACTTGTAGACTTGGTAGCCTTTTTATCTGGAATGATTGATTCTGACGGTAGTGTAGACAAGGATGGAGCGATCAGCTACAACTCTATCTCAGAGACTCTAGTCAAAGAGCTGGGAAATCTATTATCTATGAGGCTGGGAGTAAATGGACACATATCGTCGTTTGTTTATGATCAGAACTCGTCCTATGGGGGACAAGGTACAACCTGGAGAATTAGAATTACTAAGGCAGACAGCATCTACTTGAGGAATATGGGTTTATCCCCAGAGGTAGACTATAAACAAGATCGACTCCTTGCACACGATGTCAGTCATTATAAGAGAAGAGAGCACTCAAAAATCGAGAGCATTACTCCTCTTGGCAAACGAAGACTGATTGACATTACATTACAAGATGGTCACGAATTTATTGCAAACGGATTTGTCACCCACAATTGCGACGGCTCGCTCGGAGCAGGCCACGCCTGGACCGGAACGGCGCACGCATCGACAAGTACGCGGACGGTGACGGTCCTGGCTTATGCTAACCCTCTTAGCGACACTGCCGGAACAATCTCGATGTGGTGGATTCCATACAGCGATCAGGATGGACCCGATCAGAGTTTGTTCGACGAAGGAAGTCTTGAGGCCTATTATCAGGCTTCGGACGACAGGATTTATTTCACGGATGGCACAAACACCATCTCAACTCCGGCCCTGACCTTTTCCGCATACGTTGAGCAGCACCTTGCTTTTGTGTACGGTAACTCCGGGTTAGCTATTTATCGCAACGGGGTATCTGTTGCTACAGGCGGTACATACACCGCCCCAGTATTGGGATCTGACATCTACATTGGCTCGACCACAGTACCCGACGATCAAGCAAACGGCGTCATCGACGACCTAGCGATCATGGATGAAGTGCTGTCGTCTGAGGAGATCGAAGATATCTTCGAGAGCGAAGAGCCCTTTATCACCGGCGAACTCACGTCAAGCTGCGACGGGGCTACGATCGCCTGGGCGAACAAGCGCGGTGCACCTCTAACTCATGCGTTCGTATTCGACGACTCGGCCGGAACCTATAGCGCCAATCTTCTCGAAGGAGCACCACCGTATAATCTATTCCCCGACCCAGCCAATCAGGATGACATACTTTATATTGGATCGGCTCTCTCCGCTTTTTCGAGTGTGCTTTTCAATATCGCTTCGACGGGATTCGGAACGCTTTCTGTTCTTAGCTGGCAATACTGGGACGGGGCAACATGGTCGGGGTTTCCAAGTAGTCCGGGTACACAATTCTTTGGAGATACTGGCAATCTTCAGGCGGTCTTTCGGCCTGGAGACGACTGGGTTCAGACGATTGTCAATGGCGTTTCGGCTTTCTGGATAAGGGTTGTTTTGGGTGTCGCGGCTGTCAATCTAACTCCTCCGGTTCAGCAGAGCGAGCATCTTTTCACACCGTTCCTTCCCTACATCGAGGTTGCCGAAGATTCGATCGGAGGGGATATCCCGGCGCTAGTTCGGGCGGCGATCGATCATCTGAGTGGCGCAGGTCTTCCGGACCGTTTCATAGCGACACGCTCTGTTGATCGGGGCGAGGATTTCTCGGCAGTTATCGATGCGAGTAGCCGGGTTGTTGATGGATGGACACAGGGCACGACTAGCGGAGACGCAGTTGTTCCACGCGGTGATTTCCCGACAGGGTATGCGAGACGATTTACGGTAAACACAACCGTTTGTGCAGGAGCGGTTCGATCTACCTGGTCTGCTAGTGGTGCTGACTATTTCGGGCGCTTCCGAGTATTTGCTCGCCTTGTTGCTCTAAGTGGTGCATCGGAAGATGTTCTAACCGAGATCGCGATTGTTACGACCTATGGAGATATCTATCGAAATAGTGATGTTCCTATCCTTGTTGATGGAACAAATATTATGACGATCGACTATGGTATTTTTGAGTTTCCAGATCCGCTCCTTTTACCAGGAGAGTCGGGCTTATTCTCGATCACTATTAATTTCTGTTTGGCGGCAGCCGGGAGTATCGACGTCGATCTTATGGATATATGGATCATGCCGATCGACGAGTGGGTCGGCCAATATGATGGCGGCTCGATCGTGAATAATACGGTGATCGACTCGCTTCAGTCTCCTCGCGAGTCAATCCGGGTCTTTGAGCCCGGCGCAGCGTCGATTGATAATGTTGTTGTTAGACCCTTCACACTTCAGGCAAACCGGAGGCAACGTATCTATAGTCTGGGTCTAAGTCTCGATCCGGAGGTTGGATTTGTAGCAGGAAATTTACACGGTGATGTTGTTGAGCTTCAAAAAGCACAACGATACCTTCAAGCAAGGGGGAACCGATGACAACGCCATCCGGAGTTAGCAATAAAGGGCTCTCTTTCAAGATATCAAATCCGATCATTCGGGGTGGCTCATTTATTCGTAACCTTACATGGCCGCTTCTTGATTACAGTCATGATCTTACTGACTGGATCGGATTTGATAGGTCATCGATATCTTTTTCGATGGAGGAACAAGATATCGATGAGTGGATTGAGGATGGATTGCTTAGAGATATAGAAGTATATAATCAGGATCAAGACTTGGTATTCAATGGTTTTGTCAATTCGATATCTCTACAAGTCGGAAGATATCGAAGCGTTATTGGTCCATTCATGGAGATAGGAAACAATATCGCGGTTGTTTTCTCGACTGTCGATACAAGTGTAACGCCTCCGCTCGTTGGGGCACGCGAGAAAACGGACTATGCTATCGATACCGACTCGCAAGATCGATGGGGTTTTATCGAATATATTCAGTCCCTTGGCGGTGCGACTTTATCCGAGGCCGAAGAGGTTCGGGATGCGCTACTTGAAGAACTAAAGGACCCTCCATCTTCGAAGACGATCGGATTTCAACCGGGAGAAGTGACCATCTCTCTCGAAATACTAGGCTATTATTATTTCACTCTTCTCTATGCCTATAATCAAACAGCGGAAGGCGGCGAGATCGATCTCTCTGATAATGATAGCCCATACGGGAAGTTACAGCGGGTTCTTCAAGCAGAACCTAACTCTTACTTCAGCACAGACTACACCAATATTGTAGAGAATAGCTTTCAAGTCGATATTTATGAGAACAACGACAAGAAGGCTTCTCAAGTTTTACAGGAATTATTCAAGCTAGGGATTAACTCAGGGCAGCAAATATCTTTTGGGATTTATGGGGATAGAAAGGCCTATTATAGGGGGGTTGATGAGGAGTATTTCTACTCGACGCGTGTACGCAATAATGTGCAGCGCGTCTTTACATATGATGGCAGGGGTGAGGTAGCTCCTTCTATGGTTCGTCCTGGGTACTGGGCCTTCGCATCCGATCTTTTAGCAAGCCGACCGATCCCACAAAGCAACCTTAGTCGGGATCCTCGCTCGATCCTGATCGACCGGGTAAAGTTTACCGTTCCGGATCAGGTCGAGCTCCATGATCGAAATTCAGGGAGCGCTTCTCAGCTTCTCGCGCGTATCTCGATGGGCGGTGTTTGATGGGACAGAATGACGTTTTGATCGAGAGCCTAAGATCGTATTATCCTCAACGCAACGAGCCGAACTTCGCCTGGAAGTCGGCTGTTTCTTGCTATCTTCAACTTCCCGTCTTGCGCGGCTTCTGGCCGATGTCAGGATCGAGTTCTGCGGGATCAGCAGTTGATATGAGCCATATTGGATTAAATTTGACAGCGAACGGCGCGTTTGTCTATACCTGCGGCGGCGGTGACAGCATTGGTCCTGGCACAAATGGTCGGCAGTTCGGGCTTGCTCCGGCAGTCAATCTCGAAGCAACGTCTGCGTGGCTGTCTTTTGCCAATAATGCGAATTTGGACATTACTGGACTTGATGGTTTTGTAACGCCGAGCCTTCGTGGTCTGACTTTGGGGTGTTGGATATGGATTTATCCTGTGACACCTGGCAACTTCCTGGGGGCGGTTGCTAAGGCCAACTTCGCCGGGAATCAGTTCTCGTATGCACTGGGAATGGGGGCGGCGGGGGCAACGGCGTCTTTTCTAGTCAGTGCAACCGGGAATCCGGGGACTTCGCTGGTCGCGGTGAACAGCCCAGGAGCGCTCCCGCAGGAACAATGGGTATTCTTGGCCGCGCGCTTTGATCCATCGACTGAAAGCGCTATTTGGGTGGACAAGGAAAAGACCGTAAACACAACGGCTATTCCGGCTTCGATCTTTAATTCGACGGCACCGTTTACGGTTGGTCGAATGGAAAGCACAGGACGGGCATTGCCGGCGTTCTATTCGAATGTGTTCCTGTGTGCTGCGGCGGTGCCAGACTTTACAATCAATGCTCTTTATGAGCAGACAAAGGCGATGTATGGTCATGGATAAAGGTATCGCTCTCGGCCAAGCAATTCGAGACGGGCTCTCGATCGCGCCTGATCCATCGGTGCTCATCGAGGCCTTCGCTGCTACACCCCCGCTGTACCCTCGCGATCAACTCCCGCTCGGAATCGACGTCTCGTTCTATCAGGGGGCGATCGACTGGGACGCTGCCTGGAAGGACGGTGTTCGCTTCGCCGCAATACGCGGTGGTCAGCGACACGGGCTTTCGGGGTGGACCGATAGCCGGTTCGTCGAGAACTGGAAGAACGCGAAGAGAGTCGGAATGCTGCGAATGATATACTGGGTATGGGACCCGGCCTCGTCCGGGCAGCAGCACTTCGACGGGATGCGCCGGGCGATCGATCTCGTCGATGGGGATATGGGCGAGCTCGGAGGGATGCCGGACGTCGAGCTTGCGCCGGTGCGGTGGAGCGATGTTGAGCTATGGCTCCAGAAGATCGATGACTTTTGGGGAATCCCTCCGCTCCCTTACTCCGGGGCTTGGTTCTTAAATCAACTTCAGGTACCTCAGTTTTTCCGAGAGCTCGATCACTTTCTAACGGGTTACAATAATATCGGCCCCGATCTTCCAAGAGACTACACGCCCGATGTCGTGGCATGGCAGCAAACATCATCCTGGGCCGTTCCATGGGTTCAGAGTGCAACCGTCGATCGCGATTACTGGATGGAGCTATTGCTCAATCTATGGAGGTATGCAGATATGACAGAGAAAGTCGTTCCCGTTGATGCTCTTCTCGAATGGCTCGCACAGAACCAGACCGAGTGCGAAGAGGCTCCCACTCCTCCTCCGGCGCTCGACGAATATCTTGTTGTTGTCGGGGGGAACTTCCGGACTAGCCCAGGAGTTCAATCGAGCCCTCCTAACCTGATCCGATTCATCAATGACGGGGAGCGCGTCTTCGATCTCGGCCAGAGGTCGGAGGAGTGGTGGTTCGTTCGAGATGCGAACGGTGTCGAGGGTTGGTTTTGGGAACCGGGTTGGAAACTTCAGAAAGTGTAATCGATGTTATTCTCGGTATGGAAGGCGTATGCTGGATATTCAATCGCGGGGTTAATTATGCTTGCTATTGGAACATTCTTTCAAACAGTAGGCGAGATTGAGGCGCTTAGTAACCTATGGCCTCCGCTCGCAATCGGTCTTATTATGCTCGTTTTTACCGGCTATCTCGTCCGGCTTATGATGGCGCATATCAGCCGGAGCGAGGCGCGGTGGGCCGATACTGTCACTACAATGAACAACACAAGTCAGGCGGCTCAGAAGGAACGAGACGATCGCCTTATGGAGTGGATGGATAGACGGGAGAATGATCGCAATCAAATATACTCCGAAGGGCTAGCCCGGCTCGCCGAAGAACAGAAGGCGATAAGTAAAATCCTTTCAAGTGTCCAGGAAGGGCTATCTATTCGGATCGATACGGTTCATTCGACGCTCGTCGATCACGATAACTGGGAGCGCGAGTATCAGACGCGAACGGAAACACTTATACGGCTTCTGACCGAGCTCATTCGACAAACACATGTGGAGGAAAAAGCTGATGGATAACTTAGTATTGTTCGGGATTTCCTTAGGCGGGATTATTTTGGGGAGCGTCAAACTCCTGATCGACGAAGAGGTTGTTTCGGAGAAGACGGGTAACTTCCTGCGTGCCGGTCTCGCCGCGGCGGGTTTCGTGCTCATCGCCTATGCGCCTGATATTGCAGTAGCGTGGCCGCCTTTCGAGCAACTCGCAACGGTCGGCTTCGGGGCATTGGGAATGTTCTTAGGAGTCCTTGGTTACGGGAACGTGGCCGGATCGGTAGTTGCGCGTCTCGCCGGTCGAGGGTAGAATATCGGGGTACATGGTTGCTCTTCTTCTCCAGAAAGGCGCACTCTTCGGGCGGGGTGCGCCTTTCAATTTGCCAAGTATAGGCCGATGTACTGGTTCGGTTGTTTGAAGAAGAGAGGTCGTCCGGTAAAGCGTGGCGGGCTCTGCCAGCGGTAGGTAAAGCTGACGCGCTCCAAGAACCAGTCAGTATAGACGATCGCCTGAGAGGGCTCCTGCGGGGCTCTAGGGCCTTTATATATCTCTACGCCTTCGATATTCCACAGGAGCGTCACCCAGCCTTCCTGGGTGCGCCTGACCATCTTCCAGCGCTCGGCGGTACGGAAGCCGACCTCGACAACCTCTTCATTGTGAACGATCACCCCGTACATATCCGATCGCCGGGCGCAATCGACGACCAGGAACGGGCCTTCCCATTCTTCGCCAGGGCGTTTGATCCATACGGTCTGACCAATATCGGCCGGAGACATCAGGCTTACACCGTCTAGATAGCCGTCGAGATCGAGTCCCCGGTACTCGGCTGTTGCACGCATCATATAAGGCGCGTAGAAGACGGCCTTCCCGACAATATGGTCGGGAGCGGGGGTGTACCAGGTCATGTTGTCGATCATGCCGGGGACCCAGAAGTTCCCCCACCAATAGCCAAGATAAACATTCTCGCAGCTAGGGTGATCGGGATCGTAAAGGCACGAAGTTTCTCGATCCGGTGTTGGCGATTTGATTTGATCGGAGAGGGTGAGGCTCGCTGCCAACGAAAGAGCGATCACCGCCTTTAATATCAGGCGGTGCGCTCCGGGTAAAGGGGAACTCTCGACAGGCTCATGGGGTCAAAATACCACAGAAGAGCCACGCGATCAAGCCCCCCATATACTAGGCCTTCTCTAGTAGCGCGGGGTCGATCGACCCGACCTTACCGCGCGCGGGGAGCTCTTCCATTTCGAGCGGTAGCTGTTGAACGGCCCTGGCGACGTTCTTTGTCGCATCGCTCCAAAGGCCGTGTCGCTCGATTACGCTGACGAACTCCTCGATATCATGCCCGACGATCTCTGCCGTCTCTTCCCACTCGTTCCAGCGGCAATGCGAGAGCTCATGATCGACGAGAGCGAGTCGTTGGGCATGGGTGATCTCGCTCCAAAAGTCCTCTGCGAGCCAGATCATAAAGTGATAGTGAATCAAGGTTTGCATTTTAGCGGATATCTTCGAAGCCTCTCCGCATATGCGCCTTCCCTGACTCTTTGTTGCCTTATCGCGCATAACAAAGGCGATCCGTGCTCCGGCAAGCCGGGGATGATACTTGCGGATCATTTCCTCGGCGATCGAGATAACTTCCGGGGGTGCTTCGGTCCATATTGCCATGATATTCTCCTGTCCCTTCTAAGCGATTTTACGCCATTTCATAGGTGAGACTACGAACTTAGACTTCCGGCTCCGCAGCGGCCCGCCTGTGCTCGCCTGTAAGCTCCTGGCTCTCTTCCCGGAAGATTTCGACAAGCTCGGTGAGCCGGAAGCGCTCTGCGAGCTCGATTGGCGAGATCAGGAGGCGTGCGGAGTACGGGCCTCCAACGCGTCGAGCGTAGCCCAGACCAGAGAGCCCGGCGACGGTCTTGTTGGCCCACTCGAACTCAGCCGAGCTCGATCGATACCAGCGGACGGCCGGAAGCTGATTGTTCTCGATCGCCGAGAAGAAGCTAAGGACAAAGGTGCGTGGGACTTCGATCTCGGAACCAAAGCGGATTAACTCGCGCGGGCCCGGAAGCGTAATGAGATCGATATAGTGCTCTCGAAGGAGCGCGATCTGTTCGCTATTCATATTCGAGATCAACCGGAGTTGCTCGACTTCAGGCGTGACGATCGAAGCGCGCGCCTCCTCTTCGAGCGATGCCGGAAGGAGATCAAAATTCGAGGCGATAAAGTAACCGAGATCGGCGAGGCCTGCGGCGGCGATCATCAGCCCGACCACCAGTAACAAAACGAGATCGAGCGTATGTTCAGCAAATGATGAAATCCATATTGCCAAGAAGGCGAGTATGAAAAGAAGAACGGAAGTCCATATTCTATGCGGTCGGTGTAGCATAAAAGCCCCCCACCCCACTGTCCTGACTATACGAAACGACTATACGAATATCATTCCGACGGACGCAAGCCGTCTTGAGTGTCACATGTGCGGCTCGTCTCGCTCGTTGAAGATGTTGTAGATGACGACCATTGTTACTCCCGCCATCAGAACGACTCCGACGATCCCGGCTAGAAGTGACGATCCCGAAGCGCGCGCGATCACGCTCCCGATCAGGACGCACAGCAGGAGGCCTAGTATAAGGGTGTGCGAGTTGCTCATGATGTCCTTTCATGGCACGTCCGGGGCGAACATCCAGGCGTGACCCGGAGGAACGTGAGAGGCGACGACGATCTTAATCTCACTCTGCCATGGTTCGGGAGCGGCGTCAAGATCCGCTTTCGTTGCTTCGTGGAGGTTTATCGCCTTCGGATCCTGCTCATACCGGTTTCGATAGGCGGCGATCGCCCCATCGAGCTCGGTCGGAAGGCGCGGCGGTGTGATTGAGTCGAATTGATATAGGATACCGGGATTTATGAGTTTCATAGTTTCTCTACTCCTATGGCCTTCCCGCGCGCGTCCACTATAACGCTGTCGTCGCGAACGGCAAGCTGCCATGCATATAGGGTGTTCGGTTCCCCTTCATCTTCCCAGTGGAGAAGGACGGCCATAACTACGCTGCGGTCGCTGATAATTTTTCTTCGGAGCGCGATCATTTCGTCCATCGTCGGCGATCGCCGATCACCCTGGGCGATCATAAAAACACCACGATTCTTGTCGATACCGGAGATCATCCTTCCGGTCGAGCGCCGGGCGCGTTTACTCGATCCCGCCTGGAAGGTGTAGCTATAGGCATCGATTTTCATGATACTGGGCGGTAGATCGCTTGCGTCCTTGATAAAGCTCATACCGCTTTTCTCAAGCTCTATTCTTCCGAGAGATAATTTCACCGTAGCAATCCTAACTGCATCCCCAGGGCGATGATCGCGTCTTTCATCCGTATTCCCCGAAGGCGCGCGAAGAGATCGATTACGTCGAGGCCGCGCGGCTCGTGAAGCGCACAACTCGACTTCCAGCACGAGGCCTGATTATTTACGGCGTCGATCTTGAATGACGGCTTCCGGTCGAAGTGCTCCGGATGCGGGCAGCGCCCTACCCACCACCGGCCACAGTCGCTCGACGAGCGCATCTGTGTATAGCGGTTAGCGAGCGTTAGGATCGGAAGCATGATCTTGATATCCTGAATGATCCCGTGATAGATCGTGTTCTTTGGGGTAAAGAGCGGATCGAGCTCGCGTTGCTTCTCGATTTCCGACTGTTGTATCGTGGCCTTGTAATCGACGTCGAGGACTTCGGTTAGCGATCCGATCGCAACGATCGGCCCGTATTGATGAACATAATAGGCTTCACCGTCGGGGTGTATCGTCGGCGGGGCCAGAACATAACCATTCGCTTTGACGTCGATCGTGTCGTTAACTCTCATACGGGTACTGATCTCGGTCGTCGATTGCAGGTAAACATGCATGCCTCGCCTGGTCCGAACTCGATACCCTGTTCTGGCGATCGCCGCTCTCATTCCTCCTCGGCGCTCGGAGACGGCCTTCCAATCGTAAAATACCGGCAGGCTATCGAAGTCAAGCACGACGAGGTTGCTCTTGCCTCCGCATAACAGACCAAGGCCCCTCTCCTTCGCGAACCACATTCGAACCAGCGTCTCACTCGGCCGTTCCTCAACCCACTTCTTCCAGGCGATCGCCGGGAACTTGGTTCCGTTGACGATCGGGATCGGTATTACATTTCGCTGCAACCAACCGACCGCAATATCAGCGACGGATGGCTTCCCGGAACCATTGAGGGAAGTACCGGAAGGCAGTTGGCGCGGTGGCGCTTCCATCAGCGAGAGCGGCGCGGTTGATAATCCATTCCCCATGTTCGTCTTTCTCTCCTCTCGATACACGGCCGACGGCCTGAGGGATCGCGTTATAGGCTGTCCACCAAGCATACTTACGGCCCCCAGGACGGCTTGTGCGGGCCCGCTCGTAGGGGTCGCTAGGGTTAGAGTGCGGAACTCCGGCGACGACCGCAAAACGGGCTAGATCGCCATAGAGGTCGATCCCGTGGCCCCATCCCTGAATGGTATCGATCGCAATAAGGCCGGGACGTGGATCGGCGAGGAACGCATTTACCCTTGCCGTCACGCCACGCGCATTATCGGGCGGCTCATAAATCCGGCCGTTGAAGCGGCTCTTAAGGTGCTTCTTTAGTTCGTTGATCTTTGTATAGCTTGTCGTTAGAACGATCCCTCTCCAAGACGGGTCGAGTTGCCGGACCCAGTTCCAGATCGAGACAGCCTGCACTTCATACAGGTTCGGGTTATCGTTGATATTGCTACGAGTCATGCGCGGGACGTGAAGATCATCGACCGGCCGGAACTCCGGCGGGATCGGATGCGGGAAGTCGATCGCCTTATAATCTTCGATCGCAAGCTCGTTCGCGAGCGGGTCCGGGTCGCCGATCGTAGCCGACATTAGGACCGCCAGATCCTTACTTTTCCACAGAACAGGGGCGATCGGCCGGGCGCTAAGGGGTCGAAGGTTCATGTAGGTCGGAGCGCGATTGACGAGATCGAATGTCTGCCATGATCCGGTCGGCATGTTTCCTGATCCCTGGTATAGGAACCAGTCTTGCCTGTCGTCTCCGATATCGGAGCTTAGTCTTGACAGGCGATCGTACATCCGTTTGACCTGAGATTGCCGATCGGATGCCGCCTCGATCCCCTTTAGGGCTCGGAGTGCGCTCCGGCTCTCGGCGATCCAGTCCTTGATAACGCCGCGCGCCTTCGCATCGATCAGATCGCCCTTTCCTTGTGGCCCGTAGCCGGTCGGGAATGGAAGCGGCGGGAGGTTAAACTTCCTCCGGCGCTCCTCGGTCATGTTGAACTCGGCGAACGATAGGACTTCTTCCCCGGCCGCGTGCGCCTCGTCGAGGATAACAATCCCTTCTCGCTCGGCGACTTTATGGCTTAGAGAAGCATAGCGATAAGTGCAGGCCATCCTCTTCGATGAGAGCGCTCGTTGCTTGGCGATAAGGTACGGGCATCGATGAGCGACGGGGCAATCGTGCATCTTCGGGAAGTGACAATCCGAGGCCTTCGGAGCGAAGCCGGTCTTTGCTTTCCACTCGCGAGTCTTCTCTTCGAGGACGCAATCGTACTCCTGGCGTCCTTTGATAATCTCGAAGCCATAGGCCTCTTCATACTGATCGAGAAGGCTAAGGGTCTGAACCAGAACGACGACCGGCTGATGCGCTCCGAGCGCGGTTGCGATACCGCTCTTCCCTGATCCGGTTCCGAGCTCTAAGAAGACGTGCTTTGTCTCGCCGGTATCGAAGATTTCCTTCGTTGCTTGATAAGCTGCAAGTTGGTTAGGACGCCACTCGTCGTGAGGAACGCCGAGATCGCGGGGATTATTCATTTTCGTTTTCTTCCTCCTCCAGTATCCAGGCCCAATGAGTCGAATGTCGGACGGATTTCACACCGAGCCTGCGCTTTGCATCGTTGAGAACGTGCTGGCTAAAGCCGTGTTTTGCTCCGGCGTCCATAACGCCGGTTGATGGAAGGCCGTCTGGATGATCCCGAAGTGTCGAGCGGAGCCAATGCATCGCGCTAATAACGCCGGTCCCGTCATCGAAGGTCAGCGGGATTTGAGCGACGTCGTTCGCCTCTTCGAGGATTTCCTCGATGGTAAACCCGGCCTCTTCGCAGTAGGACCGGAGCATGTCGGCTTTCTCTTCGGTTGGGTCCTGAATATGATCGTATGCAATCTGCTGTAATTGAGCGCGGGTCCGGCCTCTACCTCGAATTTCGCTAAGGCGCACGAAGACGCGTGTCTCGATGCTCGCTTTTTCACCCTTCCCCTCTTTGGCGTCTTCCGTAATGCCTCGTATAAGATAGCGTTCCAGCAAGACGCTGGGGTGCATGCCGAGCTCCGTGGCCCGGCGGTTGAGTGCTCGATAGGTGTCTTCGTCGAGGCTTGCAGATACCCACTTAGTTTTTTCAGAGGCGTCGAATGACATTTATCACCTGTTCCCATTAGGTCCGGCTAGAGGCTCCCTTAGTATAGCTTCTTGCATCCCGCACTTCAAGCGCCAGATGTGGGGGTATCCGCTCCGGGCGACATATTGTTTATTTTAGAAGCCCACTCGTGGCCGATACCCTTTATCCCTCTACCTCGATGCATCTGCATTACGGATGCCATCGCCGTGGTATTTCTATACTGAAGAACAAGCGGATCGGACTCGTTTCGAGGGACGCGAAGAACGATAGGCCGAGTCCCGGAGCCGTCTTTATAAGCAAGGCTAAGGACTTCTTTCAGGAGATCGGCATTGAGCATAATCTCGATTGAGCTTTCGCTCGGCTTTAGAACGCCTGCGATCACGTCGAGTCTTTTGGGCGAAAGGCTCTCGTTCACATCCCCTCTATCATCGAAGACAATGAACTTATCCTTGATCGATATCGAGATCGGCTCGATGAACCTTCCGATCAGTTCAGGGAAGAAGCATCGCGGAGTCTCGATCACATGAATTGAGAATCCATCGGTCGCGAAGGTAACGTCTTCTAAGATCGAAATGTACGACTGGAAGCTGACAGTGGGTCCCAGCGCTTTTCCGCTGCGACGTTTTATATCCAGCCATTTCAGAGCGCGAGCCTCATTCTGCGTGCATTCTAAGATTTCCATGATCTTATCCTTTCTCTCGGTTGAGACGATCTCCTCCCCATATACTAGGCGGTGAGGGGAGGGAGGGGTCGCTAGGCATCGTTGGGTTTCTTTAGTATATTGGCTCGTTTGTCAGCTTTGTATCTCATAGACGAACTGAGACGGGTTCGTTTCCCGGCCGTTCCATACGTTGCTATGCATAACGTAGCAGGCCTGTTTCGCGCGTGTTACGGCGACGTAGAAGAGACGTCGCTCTTCGGAGATCGCCGGAGGACGGCCAACCGGGAGTTTGCCTTCGGGAGTTTGTGGTGGAACGATCGGAAGGCGTGTTGTGTTAACGATAACGTTCTCTCGCTCTGCGCCCTTCGCCCAATGGCAGGTCGCTAGAATTACACACTCGTTCTCGCCTTCGCTCGATGAGCTCCGGGTGATCTCTTCGATGCTATCGAGGTACTGGGCTAAGGTCATCTCGCCCTCGATCATCTCGATCAGGAGATCGAAGTCTTCGGTCTTGCCGTTCTCGGCGAGGTCTTCATCGCTCAGGCCCTCATCGGCTTGAAGCCAAGGGAGAGCGCACTCGTCGATAATAAGTCTCAGGGCGAGCCGGGCGTTATCCTGTAGCGCCTCGATCCGCTTGACGAATGAGACGAGATCGTATGAGCCCTTCGCCTTCATGGTCGGATAATTTCCCCGGTTGCGATCGAACTGTTGGGCTACGACACCTTCCCAGTTCCCGGCCTCTTCGATCGAGCGAGCACCATAGAAACGGGAGTGACTATAGTCGATCCCTTCTTCCATAACGATCGGGCATCCGCAATTTACCCAGGACCTCGTATTGTCGCACCCGTCGATGTGACGGCGGCGGGTCATCGGGGCCCGGAAGTGAACCGTAGCGACGTTGGCAATCTCTTTGAGGATTTCGGTATTGTTCCGGGCGTCCTGATAGTTGCATCCGAGTTGCGCATAGGCGAGGACTTTACGAACGTGAGGAGCTCCGAAGAGGAGCCCGCCGACCGCGTTGATCGCCGGGATACCCTGGGCGATCAGTGCGATATGGAGGGCGGCGCACTCGGCACGAGTCCGGCTAAGAACGAACCAGTCGCCGGGGCGATCGCTATCGACCACTAGCTGCGTGATCGACTGTGCCATATCCTCGATCGAGCCAAACTCGGTATAGCCGATCGTTTCGCCTTCGGGTGCATCGTCTCGATACTGGAAGGGCTTTAGATAGGGGTCGGAAGGGCCGTTATAGTTCCGCTCGATCAGGGACGCTGCCGACTTTACAATTCGCTGTGTCGATCGGTAGTTGATCGGCAGATTGAAGCGGCGAACTTCCGGCCATCGGCTCTCGAAGTGCTCTCGGAGTACGGCCGGTTGCGCTCCCCGGAAGGCGTACATCGACTGATCGACGTCACCGCAATAGACGATGTTCCCGCTCTTCTCGGCGAGCGTGAAAAGGATTTCGCTCTGCTGATCGCTCGTGTCCTGGGCCTCGTCAACGATAACGTAGTCGAAGAGGTCCTGGGTCCATCGCCGGAAGGCCGGATCGTTGCGGAGCTTATAAACTACACGGGATTGCATCATGTCGAAGTCGATCAGGTTATGCGCCTTCATAAAGGCCATATAACGACGGTAAAGTTCGGCGAGCTTCGGGGCGTTCCAGACCGGGCCGTCGTGAGCGGCGATCCGATCGGCGAACCAGTTCTCGCAGTTCCCCGGAAGGATCAGGTTGGTGATAGCTCGACTGATCCATACCCGGACGCTTCGGAGGCTCTCGTCAGCCCAATCGAGTTCTGCCATGCTATCCCGGAGAAGCTCCTTTACTTCCCATTCCCACTTACCGGAGAGTACCCGGAACTTCTCGCCGTTTGCCCGAAGCATCCGGTAACTTAGGGCGTGGATCGTGCAAACCCAATCGACCAAGAAATTGTGCACTGGGTCGTTCCGGTCCTCGTATTCGAATTTCAGCGTCTCGTCATAGGGGTTCGCATAATAGGCGAGTTTCTGCTCGCTCGCATCCGGCCAGATGGTCCGAGCAATTCGCCAGCGCATTTCGTTTGCGGCATTTCGGGAGAACGTAAAAGCACCGATCCGGCCGGGATTTTCACCCGACTCGATCAGCGCCGCAACGAGGTTCTCGATTGTGCGGGTTTTCCCGCTTCCGGGGCACGCCTCAATAACCTGGGGTCCCTTAGCGAGTGCTTCGACGATCTCTAGTTGATAGGGGTTCAATGACATCGAGTTTTCCTTTCTCTCTCTCGGTTCGATGTCAACTATACTAGAAATGTCCATTTCTGTCAAGTCCGAATCGGTCTCTGCTGCCTCGGCTTCGATCTCGTCGAGCCAAGCGGTTTTGACCTCATCGAGCCAGACGAAGCCGTCGTTACAGACGGTGCATTTCCCGAACATCCGATCCTTGTTTTTCCCGTCTTTCTTCACCTTGAAGATGTTCTTCGGGGCTCCGCACTTCTCGCAAAATCCGGCGAGGCTGTGCCATTGTGTGAGTTGATCGATCGCATCGAGAAGGCGGTTTTGCCATCCGGGAACGCGGGTGATCCATCGAGAAGTTTTGACGCTGATATGTTTGCGTTCCTCTCGATCAAAGAGCATCACTCGGATACTATCCTCTCCGGCTTCGGCGCTGACGTCGTTCTGGTGGATGCTGGAACGGATGTAAACGCCGACCCGCTCATTAAGGGGAACGAGATAGACCCATTCCCCATAAAGGACGCCCAGGGTTTCCCAGGAGGCCTGGAAGTTATCGCATAGAAAGTTCTCGAAGGTCGAGCGCTTGATAATTTCGACGGTCATTTCATTCTCCCCATAATGCCTGATAATCGAGGCGGGCTTTTTCCGCTCGTTCCTCTTCGGTCATTTCGACGACCGGAGTGCTTTCTTCTCGCGCATCCTCACAACCGTTCACGACGAGCCAGACCGGATTACCTTCGCCGTGAAAGTTTGTTACTTCGAATTTCCGGCCATCGATCCTGGTCCGGAGTTTGGCTTCGCCTTCGGTCCGGCAGATCGCGACTTCGCACTCGCGCTCCTGTGCGGCGACGATCAGGGCGGCGATGCTGTGATAACACACGGAATGATTGTTGCCTTTGCAGGGCCGATAACCGATACCGGTGTCGAGCCGACATTCGGTGGTCATTTTCCCGTTCCGGCGAATGATAACTTCATACCGCTTCCCTTCGGAGCCGGGAACGACAAGGACTTTCGCCCGACCGTCACGATCATGCTCGACGATCCCAACGAGGTTATTCTTAGCGATCGCCCGTGCTCTCTGGAAACGATTTATCTTGGACATTTTCACCTCTCTCTCTCGATCTCTCTACAATCCTATAACGAAATGTCCATTTTGTCAATAGGCAAAGGGGATTGACTTTATTCGATTATCAGCTAGAATGAGGAAGGCAGAGGCAAATCTGTTCCCATTCCCCGAAGACGTCCACGTACCCACCGTGGGCGTTTTCTGTTCTAGTCTTCGAGCTTTATTCGCACCGACGGTTCACTCTGAGATTTTACCGGCGCTTCGGCTCCGATCAATTCACAGACGGTCTTCCAATCGACCTTCTCGATAATTGTCGTGTGCTGTTTGACGATCGGCTCCGGTGCATTTCTCCCGGCCATTTCATAATCGAAGGTTTTACGGCCGGTATAGTATGTCGCTCGGACATTCCCGACTACCTGGGTTTCGCCTAGTATAAGGACTGTATCGGCGATCTCTTCCTCAAGCCGTCTGAGTTGCCTCTGTAGCGCTTCCCATATCAACATTTTCTTAGCGAGATCGGATTGATCCATCGCTCACCACTCCTGGTTATAAACAGCGGCGAGATGCTCCATAAATTCTCGATAGCCCTCTTCGGTCATAACGCTTTTGATCTCGCTCATAACTTTTTCGAGATCGAGCTTACCACTCAGCGCGAGCAGGAACCGCAACGAGAGCTCGATGATCGCTGAGCCGTAGCCGCCGCGCCCAACATACACAAGCGCTTCCAGCTTCTCGGACGTCTCCGGAGTTAGCGTGATCCGGAGCCGACGACGTTTTGTATCCTCGTCAGTCGAGCCGGGAGGATAAAGGAGCCGTAGCTTATTGTTGTTGTACATAATCACCTTCCCAGGTTATCGAGGGCGCTTAGAATTTCCGGATCGACCTCGGCTTTAGAATGAACCGAACTCTTTAGGTCCGGTCGTTTCGGTTGTGTGCGAACGGCTAGCCCGCTCGCCTTTAGTTCTTTGATAGCGTCATAGACATCGCCGATCGTAACGCCGTCGTGCCGCATGTGAACTCGGAGCGCATCTCGGATAGTCGCCGAGCGCTGATGTGTCGGCAGGCTCTCGATATATTCCACGATATCCCGATCGCTTTCGTGATCGAGCGAGAAGCGCAGTTGAATTCTCATAGCCTCTGTGCGAACTTCCAGTAACCTAGGACGTTTGCATAGATCGGGTCGTCAACGATCTGAGCATGAGCGAAGGCAGATTTTAGATGATCGACCATCAGCGCCGCGCTCCCGCCAGTTATCAGGATCCGGGCCAGTCCTGCGCCGCCGTTCC